TCGCTAAAATGCGTCGTAACTAAAGTGAGGATATTATGAGCCTTCCACAAGACCCTAAAGTAAGATCGGAAATTAAAAAGCAACTAGATGAAATCTCTAATGCTATGACTCGTATTGATGCAGAGCGAGACTATATTAGAGAAGCAATTAAAGAGACATGCGAACAACACCAGCTGTCAAAAAAGACTTTCCGGCGAATGGCTAAAACTCATCATAAGCGTAACTTTTCTATTGAGGTTGCCGATCATGAAGAGTTTGAGTCGATGTATCAAGAACTGGTGGGTGTTATATCGTGATATTTAATTTAGAGATTAATCTTCTAGATAAAGCAGGTCGTGTTCGGACCTCAATGAATGGTGGTCTGCACCGAACAGAAGAAGGGTTAGAACAAGCAAAGAACACAGCCCTTTCATTATATAATAATGTTTCTTTTAATGTTTTTACGATTAAGGACCCTTTAGCAGGAATGTTTATTAAACGGTAGCTATATATTGGGAGGGACCCCAATGACAGCTAAGATTTACTCTTTTCCTAATATAAAGAAACCGTACTCACCTTACGTTATTAGTATACCTTTGTATACTGACGCCGAAGTGGATGCAGTAATTATTTGCGTAAACCTTTATATTGTAGATGATACACGTTATAATAGCTATACTGTTGAATCGCTAGATCCCGACACAATTTTGTTATGCTTAAAAACCGCTGTAGATGACAATATACTTTCAACTAAAGTTAAGCGAATAATTAAAAAGATTATTAAGAACGTAATATACTCATGAATATATTTTTTCTCAGCAATGACCCCGCTGAGTGTGCAAAGCAACATGTTGATAAACATGTTGTAAAGATGATACTTGAGTACGGTCAGTTAATGTCTACTGCTCACCGAGTGCTTGACGGGGTATTCTACGAAGGTAAGACTGCCAAAGGCCGTAGAATAGCTAGATGGCTACTTCCTGACGAAAGAGAAAACACGATGTGGAAAGCTTCACATATTAAGCACCCGTCCGGGCTCTGGGTTCGTTCTTCGAAGCAGCATTATCAGTGGCTGTATAATCTCTGGTTAGAATTACTAGAAGAATATACTTTTCGATACGGTAAAATACATAAAGTGTCGGAAAAGAAAAACATATTTCTTTTCACACCTTTAAATATACCTGATAAAGGTTGGCTAAGTGATCCTACTCCTGCAATGCCGGATATTTATAAAAATAGTAACTCGATTATTAGTTATCGCAACTACTATATAGGTGATAAAAAACGCTTTGCGCGATGGAAGAACAGATCCACCCCAACCTGGTTTGTATAAATAATATTATGCCAACATACACGTTTCGCAATACTAAGACTGAAGAAGTTTTTGAAAAGTTTATGTCTATCAGTGATAAAGAAACTTTTTTAGAGAGCAATCCTGATCTAGTTAGTATTATAGGTAACGCTCCTGCAATAGGAGACTCTGTTCGTTTGGGTATCCGTAAACCCGACGCAGGATTTAATGAAGTTCTATCTCGTATTCATTCTGCAAACTATAAAAGTAATCTAGCTGATAAACTATCTAGAAGATGAAATTAATCTTTTATTCACACAACTAAAGGGACCTGGCTTTGCCAGCGTCCCTTTTTCTTTTTAGAGGGTACCATGGCTCGTAACAAACCTCAACTAACTTCCACTGAAGGTCCATTAAAGGTAGTAAACAACACACTAAAAATAAGAATAGACGATTTAAAGACGGTACAGCCTCTAACAGAAAATCAAAAAAAGTTTTTTGACTTCTACCGCAATCAAGCCCCTCTTCTGCTGCTTCATGGTGTGGCAGGAACCGGTAAGACCTATATCGCCCTATACAAAGCTCTAGAAGAAGTACTAGATAGAGGCAATCCTTATAATCAAGTTGTAATAGTTCGATCTGCAGTCCCCTCCCGAGAAATCGGTCACCTCCCTGGTGACGAGAAAGAAAAGACAGAAGTATACCAGCAACCGTATATTGAAATCTGTCGCGATTTATTCAATAGAAAAGATGCTTATCAACGTCTTACTGAACAAGGACATGTACAGTTTATAATTACCTCTTTTGTAAGAGGTATTACTCTCGACAACTCTATCATTTTGGTAGATGAGTGTCAAAATATGACCGATATGGAGCTAAATAGCATTATTACTCGTGTCGGTGAAAACTCTAAGATACTGTTTTGCGGTGACTTCAGACAGACTGATCTCTATAGAAAGAATGATATGTCTGGCTTAAAGAAGTTTATGATGATTGCAGATAACATGCCATCATTTAAGACAGTAGAGTTTGAAGTAGAAGATATTGTACGTTCAAGTCTAGTACGCGAGTATATCTTAGCAAGAATGAACTATGAGCAGGTTTATAACGATAGGATACAATAATGTCTTTAAAAAGTCTACAAGAAAGAATTGGTATTAAGCCAGACGGAAGTTTTGGACCGGGTACTATTAAAGCAGCAGTAACGGCTTTGAAGCTTACTAATATTCGTGCGGCTCATTTCTTTGCACAGACGGCTCATGAGTCGGGTAACTTTAAATCTTTTACTGAGAATTTAAATTACGGTGCTTCTGGTCTTCGTAGTATATTTGGCAAGTACTTTACAACCGAAGAGATGGCTAAACAATATGAACGTCAACCCGAGAAGATAGCTAATAAAGTATATGCTAATAGAATGGGTAATGGGGATGAAGCGTCGGGTGACGGGTGGAAGTATCGAGGGAGAGGAGCGCTTCAACTAACCGGTAAAGATAATTACAAAGCCTTCGCTGACTTTGTAAAAGACCCAGAAGTAATTAATGATCCTGATCTAGTATCTACTAAGTATTCTTTTGATAGCGCTCTTTATTTCTTTGAAAAGAATAAACTGTGGGCAATATGCGATAAAGGTATTACTGATGCAGCTATTACAGAATTAACTAGAAAGATAAATGGTGGTACACACGGCTTACCAGATAGGATAGAAAAAACCAAAAAGTTTGCCGAAATGCTAAAATGATAATATAATACGTTATGTTTAATCATGTATCAATTGATCAAGAGCTACCTAAGCTCCAGCAAGTAAATGTAGACGGTACCAGGTATTACGTAACACCAGAGGGGGCTAAGTACCCCTCTGTTACCACAGTCCTATCTCAATACAATATCAAACACATCATGGAGTGGCGTCAGCGAGTAGGAGAGGCTGAGGCAAACAAAATTTCTCGCACCGCGTCAAATAGAGGGACTCGTATTCACAAGCTATGTGAAGAGTATCTCAACAACACCGAACCTAATTATAAAGATCTGATCGATAAAAACACATTTAATGTATTCAAACCAGTACTAAACCGCATTAACAATATCTACTGTCAAGAGCTTAGGATGTATTCTGACCATTTACGAGTAGCTGGTACTGTTGACTGTATCGGTGAGTTCGATGGTAAATTGTCTGTAATCGATTTTAAAACCTCGCGCAAGCTTAAAGATAAAGACCAAATAGATAACTACTTCATGCAAGCCTCAGCTTACGCTATTATGTTTGAAGAACGCTTCGGTATTCCGGTTTCTAAAACTGCAGTCTTAATTTCGGTAGACGATTCAGAGCCTCAAGTATTTACCGAGAAGAGAGACAAATACGTTGACCAACTTCTGTACTTTCGGGATCTTTACGAAAAAAACAATGGCACTAGACACAAAAAATCTTTATAATGTCTTGTCGACATTGAAGAGGTCCTAATGACAGAAGAACAAAGTAACACTAAACTAACCGATACGCTAGTAATTACAAAACGTTTTAGATCCCCTAACGAATTTGCAATCTATATTGATGAGATGGTTAACCGCTTACGAATAAGTTATATGGAAGCGATTGTAAAGTACTGCACAGATGTAGATATAGATATTGAATCAGTAAGCCCGTTGATTAATAGTAAGTTAAGAGATAAAATAAGACTTGAAGCAGAAGAATATAAACTCATTAAACCTATCGGGCGACTCCCAGTATGATTATGGACGCATACGAAGTTTATAGATATTATCTCGCTCTAAGACTGCATTTTACTACAGATACTTACGATGCAGTTAAACAGCGAGGTAAGGTGAAAGCGTCTAAGCAAGCATTCTTGAAGCGTAAAGATCTTATTGCTATCAGGCGTGTGGCTGAGACGTATTCTGACAAAGAGGTAGTAAACTTTCTTGTCAGTAATTTTGTGAGTGGTGATAGATGGGGCGGGGTATTCGATACCGAAGCAAAAGATAGATACACCGAATGGAAAAAGCGTATCGAAGCTCTCACCTATACGTTTGAAAAAGAAGTTAGTAAGATACTTAACTTTTGCAGTAACAAAGGCATACAATTTAGAAAGATGTTTGAGAGTGTAAACAATCAACACCCCTTCATTGTAAAGCTTTATTTACGGAAAGATGTATCGATTGAAACCTTGGTAATTCTCGAATGTATTCTTAACTACAGTGAGTCATTGAATTTAAGCTTAGCTAATGACTTGATGTGGCCAGATATATCGAGACTGATTACAAAATATAAACCGTTCTTATCAGTAAACGTTAACAAGTACAGTACTATACTGTCTAAGCATATTAATCAACAAGGAAATGAAAACAGTTAAAGATAGTTGGGATAACAAGGACAAGAAAATTCACAGGGTAGTGAAGGGAAGTAAAACTGGCAAATATAAAAAAAGCCTATATAATATGTTATCGGATTATGAGCGATATCGCAAATCATCCGATGACGAAAGTGACGTAGTAGCTCGTAATGAAATACAACGTTAATACTTCGCATACACTAACATACAACGCAAATACGGAGCAATAAAAATGGCTATTGATTTTTCCTCTCTTAAAAAAGGTCGTGGTTCCCTCGACTCCATTCTCAAAGAAGTAGAAAAGATTGCGCAACCTGCTGAAGCAGCAAAGAGCGATGATCGTTTCTGGTCTCTTGAAGTAGATAAAGCTGGTAACGGATACGCTGTTATTCGATTCCTTCCTCCTCCTAAAGGTGAAGATCTTCCCTGGGTACGAATCTGGAATCATGGCTTTCAAGGTCCTACTGGTAAGTGGTATATCGAAAACTCGCTTACTACTCTTAATAAGCCTGACCCGGTATCTGAGCTTAATACGCAGCTCTGGAACACGGGTAATGAAGCAGATAAAGAGATCGCGCGTAAGCAGAAACGCCGTCTGACTTATATCTCTAATATCTATGTTGTTAAAGATCCAGCGCATCCTGAGAATGAAGGTAAAGTATTTCTCTTTAAGTTCGGTAAGAAGATCTTTGATAAGATTAAAGATCTTATGCAGCCGCAGTTTGAAGATGAGACCCCTGTTAACCCGTTTGACTTCTGGGCTGGGGCAAACTTTAAACTGAAAGCACGTAACGTTGAGGGGTATCGTAACTACGATAAGTCGGAGTTCGAAACTTCATCAGCGCTAGCAGAAGATAATAAGATGGAAAGCATCTGGAACAACCAGCATTCGTTGAGTGAGTTTTTGGATCCTAAAAACTTCAAGACCTATGATGAGCTTAAGAAGAAGCTTGAACAGGTTCTTACTGCGACTAGTCAGCCGGCTAAGTCCGCTGTTGATGTTTCACTGGATGATAATGATACAATCCCGTTTGATAAACCTACTGTTAAAGTATCTAAACCTAAGGCAAATATTGACATTGATGACGATGATTCGTCATTAAGTTATTTTGCTAAATTAGCAAACGATGATTGATAAGAACGGGGCCTAGAGCCCCGTTTTTTATAGGATACCGACAAGAGGTGAGATATTGTTTCTAGGGGTCGAGGATGACCCACCGCTATAAGAACTGTTATTTACATTAGTGTTATTATTAATCACTGGCATATTAATCTGATTAATACTAGACGTCTTATTCGCGAGATTGTAATTATTATTTTGATCCATCTGTTCTAGTAGCTGATTGGAGGTAGTTTCAGGAGCAGCTCGAATTACCTGCCCTGAATAAACCCTTTGACCTGGTACACCATATACCACGCCCGGCTCTGCACTGTTCTCTATACCCGATGTCGGTGGAGTACTCGGGAGAGGGGTCATAGCTGAACTATCTGAAGGACCCCCAATTTTAAAATCAAGCCAGGAGGGTAGTCCTATTTTTTCTTTGGGTGTATACGTACTTAAATCTGTATTTAAGAATTCTTGCGGTATGCCTTGAAGAGAGGTTTCGATAAATTTATCAAACTCCTCTTGCTGTACAGGGTCCTGCATTTCAGGTCTTTTCTTATATTCTTGAGCTTCATATCTAATTTGATTAACACGATTCTGAATCTCAGCCCGGTCATCAGGCAATAAATTATTAAGATTATTCGGAATATCACCCTTTATATCCTGTATTGCATTATTAAAATAACCGTAACTTTGAATGCGAGCTTGATCTACAGCAGCTTGATCTCGGGCTTCTGCGCCTCCTCTAAAAAAATCTGCAATACCACCAAATACTTCTCTAAAAAAATCTAAAACATCTGTAGCCCATCCTTTAATAACATCATATGCCTTTCCTAACTTCTCGAATGCTGATTTTACTAATTCAGAATCTAGAAAACTTCCTAAAATCCCACCCAGTACACCAAATAAACTTGAATCAGTATTTTCTTTCTTTTTACTTTGTTTTTTATCTTCATCTTCTCTACTAATATCTGCTTCGGTATTATCTAAAGAACCATTCAGTATACCGGTAAGAAGCTGATTACTTGTTTCAATTAATCCTACTAACTTAGTAATACCTTCTGCTTGCTCTTCATCAGCAGAAACTACATTATCTGCTTCCGGGTTAGCAGCAGCATTAGGGTTTGCAGTGAGTATTGCGTTTCTACTATCAAAAAGCTCTTTAATATTATTAAATATATCTAAAGTGGATCTATACCAGTCCTCAATAACGTTAAGTGCGTCTACTGCCCATTCTTGTACAACATCATATACATTTCCTAACTTCTCGAATGCTGTTCTTATTAGTTCAGAATCAAGAAAACTAGTAAGTAAATTAGATATATTTTGTTCATCTAAATTTTCTTTTTCCAATATACCGTCAGTAATAGATTGTACGTTTAAAGAAATATTTTCTAAACTAGCGTTCTGTGATATAAAAGAATCCGCTATCTCTCTGAGAATAACAGTGCTATCGAAGCCATCTCCCAGCGAATGATCGGAGGGGTCTTCAGAATTCTGTTGTTTGAAGTCGTCGATAATATCTTGTAAAGTTTCCATTAGCTATTCTTTAGGTTTTGATTTAGGGCCTTAATCTTTTCGTTTTCTTTTTTTATAAAGTCGGTTAGCATAGCTACGTAAATTTCCCTTTCCCACGGTATCATATCTTCTAGTTCTGTTAATGAATATTTGTGATGCTGCATTAACGAAAAATTCAACACGTAATAATTCATTAAATTACTATGAGAAAGGCTTAGACGAAAAAATTTCCAATACCTTCTATTTTTTTATTAATTGGCTTATTACAAACTCCGCATTGTACATGTATTTCTTGCACTACCCTAGGTGATGATTTAAAAAATAATTCGAGTTTTTTAAATTGATTTTGATTTAAAGAAAGAACAAATTCTTCTTTTTCTTTCTTAGTAATATCTTCTCCACCCCAGTACGAGGATCCATCTTTCTTGTATATGCCTTTTATATTGTTACAAATAAGATTTATAATACCATCTACAACCTTAGTTTTTTTATTACCATATACGTTAAAAACATCTTCAATTTTTGGGTACATCATTTCTATACCGTAATCATTATTAAGATCTATCATATTCGTATGTTCTGGGTCTTTTACAATCTTAACATCATCGATGTTGTATTTTGTTGGTATCTTATTACCACAATCGCAAGTTACCTGTACCTCTACTATCTCACCGATTGATCTTGATCTAAGCATTAGAAAAATATACTCTATATCAAAATGAGTTAGATCTTTTGTATTCAGTTTATTAAAAGTACATGTAGAAATAACTTCTTTAATAATTCTCGAAATCTCGTCGTTGCTAGCTTCAATCATTGTTAAAAGAACTTTATATTCTTTAACAAGAAAAGGTCTGTATTTAATTGTTTCGTTTGTGGATGGTATATTCAACTCATAGACGGGAGTCTGAAGTACTGGTAATGACATATGTTATTTTCTCAATATATTATGGTAATGGTCTTCTGACAAGAGGCGGTCCAAAATCTGCTGGATATGATCTCGCACCGGTATCTGCTGCTTCTTCAAGGAATCTGCCTCCAATGTCAATTTGTGGGGATTTCTTAGTGAGGATATCAACTTCCTGGAAGCTGAGCGACACGTTTACTTCGGTGGGCGAGCCATCGTTGAAAGAAGAAAATTGATCCCCACCATATGTAACATCCATCGATGTTAATACGCAACGTGCAAATTTGTGTATGTATTCGTTTTCACGACCTCTAAAATAGTATTTAATATCAAACTCTGAAGGGTAAATAAAGAAAAGCTTGTCATTAGTTATATTTGGATGCATGTGATATTTAAACAAATTAATAATATCACGAACCATGTTCGTTTCAGTTTTACTCTTAGGTAAGAATTTATACTTAAAAGTGAAGGATCTAGGATCCATTGATTCAAAAATAACTTCTCTAAAAGGGTTTAAAGTACGACCGGTACCAGCGCTTAATGCAGCCCCTATATCCCCGATACCTAAAAAAGAAGGTATACTTACAAGTTTTGAAAGTACAGCGGTACCGACTGCTGCTCCAGCTCCGGTTACAGCCGATTTAAAATTATCCATATTTCTACTACTAATAGCATCTACTATTGCACTACCTGGACCGACTAGACCCGCTAACATTCCGATATCTTTATTAGAATAATTAACATTGTATTTAACTGAAGGAGGTCCATCAACATGTAACGTTATTACATCTGTAAGTATGTATTTGGTGTCAGGTTCAATTAAACTAAAATCTTCGATTAAAAAATCTACGGCTACCGCACCCACGACGCCAGCGACAAACTGACCGCCTGCACCGGTGCTTGAGACTAACCGGCTTAGACCGATACCCCCTGCTACTGCTGCTGTTGTTGTAGCTACGTTAGCTAACTCTTCTTCAGTAGGATTATCAACAGCTCCTTGGCTTGGAGCATCTCCTTCTTTTATCTTAGATCTATTTGGAGACGCTCTAATAGACTTACCCCGCTCAACAATAGTAAATTCGACATAGTGTAGTGAGTCCTGACTTGTAAGATCAGCCGGGTAAGTGTACAAACCAATATTAAAGATCTTACGTATTGCAGAACCAATAGTATCTTCAACAACATTACTTAAAGTTTCTTTAAAGCGTCTTTTAAGTTGATCTTTTAGGTAAGACATAGGATAAATACTGTTAAAGGTTATGTAATATTTATCCATGTACAACAGTGTTTATAAAGGTCGGTATAAAGTTAAAAATACTACCAAGTATAAAGGTGATTCTGGAGATGTAGTTTATAGATCATCCTGGGAACTTCAGTTTATGAAATGGTGCGATCAAAACGAATCCGTTTTAGAATGGGGCTCAGAGATTGCTGTAATACCTTATAAATCACCAGTTGACAACAAAGTACATCGTTATTTTGTAGACTTCTATGTAAAGATTAAAGATAAGAACGGAAGTGTTCAGAAGTATCTTATAGAAATTAAGCCTGAGAAGTTTACAAAGCCGCCAGAGATACCTAAACGTAAGACGCGTAAGTTTATAGAAGAAGTGTTTCAATATGGTACAAATCAGGCTAAATGGAAAGCAGCTGATAGCTACTGTAATAAGAATAATCTGAAGTTTTTAGTACTAACCGAAAAAGATCTGGGTGTACCCCTGTAATAAATATTCCTATGGCAGAAAATCTATTTCAAAATATAAGAGTCAAAGCCGGGGATACTGAGAAATCATTTAACTGGTACAGACAACAAGTTAGTAATCTACGTGCATTAAGTTCCACTCAGTTAATGAGAAACACACCAGATTTAACTACAGTTATATTACCTGGTATGATGTATATGTTTCTTTATGATCCTAAACATAAAGAAACTCTACCTGTATACGATAGATTTCCGCTAGTCTTACCATTTAGAAAAGTATCGGACGGCTTCTATGGTATTAATTTACACTATTTACCATATTTGCTTAGATTTAAATTACTCGGTGCATTACAAGAATATACTACATCTGAAAAGATTAGTGAGAAAACAAGATTGAAACTAAGCTGGAATCTACTGCAAAACATGACTAGAGTAGCCCCAGTGCAGAAAACGGTAAAACATTATCTTTATAGTCAGCTTGAAACAAAATTTTTAAATATAAAGTACCCGGATTGGACAACTGCTGCAATGCTCCCAGTTGAAAAATTTATCGGTAAAACAAAACAGGATGTCTGGAAGCAGACTAATAAGAGATAAGAATGGCTAAATCTAATTTTTCTTTAAGTGATTTCGTATCTGCTGTACGGAATGACAGCTTAGCTAGAACTAATCGCTTTGAGGTAATATTACCATCTAAGCCTGGTAGCAAGGCTAAGCCTAATTTTGTAAGTTTAATGTGTGAGCAAGCACAGTTTCCTGCTTTATCTGTACCTACTCGTACACAAAAAATTTTCGGTCCTCCTAGAATAAGGCCGATCACATCTGAATATAGCAGTGCAGTACAATTCGTATTTCATGTTGATAGAGATATGAAGGTTAAAGAGTATTTTGACAACTGGGTACATACAGTTATTTCCCCTACTAATTTTACCGTTAATTATCAGAGAGATTATGCGTCTAGTATTTTTTTACGACAGCTTGACGAAAAAGATAATGTAACGTATGAAATTGAATTCATAGAAGCGTTTCCAGTTTTAGTTGGTCAGATGGATGTTAGTAACTTATCGAGTAACCAGACACACAGACTTAATGTTAATTTTAGCTTTAAATATTGGGTAGATACCAGTAAAGGATATAATTCTTCTACAGCCAAAGCTATAACAGCTATTTCTAGAATCCTTACCACACCAGGTATACCGATTATTGATACCTTGTTTAGAGGAAAATAAAAATGTATTTTTCTCAATTTCCTGTTACTTTATACACACTTGATGATAAAGCGTCAGCTCAGTATGTTCGCAATATTTTTCTAAGAATATCTTTTTCGGAAGATATAAAAAATAAACTAGCAATCTACGATGAGTATGATATTAAGGAAGGTGAAACCCCAGAAATAGTTTCCTTTAATCTCTACGGAACTACAGAGTATCATTGGTTAATACTTCACACTAATGATATTTTAGATCCAAGATTTGAATGGGTGCTTTCTAATAAACAGCTTAGCGACTATGTAAGTTCTAAATACAATAACCCAGCTGGCACACATCACTACGTAGATACAGACGGCTATATTGTAAATTCATCTGCCTCGGGCGCAACGCCAGTCTCAAACTACCAGTACGAAGAAGATCTTAATGAAACTAAAAGAAGAATTAAAGTTATTAAGCCGTTATTCGTAGCAGCTATAGTTAACGAGTTTAATAGAAAGATTAAACTATAATGTCTAACGAATTTATCACACACGCTGGTGCGGTGCTAATTGAAGATATTGCTGTTATAAGCAGTAGTGGTGGTTTAATAAGTCTAAAAGACTTTCTTGTTGAATTAAATTTATATGAGGATATTTTTTCTAATTTCATCACGGGTAATATAGCCCTTACAGATAGTAGGAATCTTGTAGAACTTCTTAATCTAAAAGGTGAAGAGATATTACTCGTTAAATTTAAGACCCCTTCTTTTCCAACCAGTATATCTAAAGCATTTAGAGTATACCGAATAAGCGATCGATCTATAGCTTTAGATACTAGTACTCAAATTTTTGTAATGCATTTTACATCTCTGGAATTTATATACGACATTACCCTACCTCTTTTTCTTCCTTTTGAGGGGGATATTAAAAATATAGTAACTAATATTTTTAATAATTTTATTTCAACAGAAAGAGAATATACTGCGGAAGAAGGTTCTTACTTAACAGGAACAAATAAATCAACTATATCATTTATTGGGGAGACCTCTAATAAAGTAAAATTTGTTTCTCCTGGGTGGCTTCCTTCGAAATGCATAAACTGGCTTGCTACAAAAGCTATACCTAAAGATTATGTTGCTAAGAGTTTTTTATTTTTCGAAACCAGCCAAAGATTTTGTTTTGCCTGTGTAGAAGCTTTGCTTAAAAATATAAAACAACTTTCCATAGGTAAGTATACTGTTGGTGCATCTAATATAGCGGTAGATTCGTCTAATCCTGATGCCTCTAGTATTAACCGAGAATATTTTCTTGCCAAAAATTTTAAAATAATAGAAAACGTAGATAATGTTAAGAACATAAGTAATGGGTATCTAGCAAATAGACTTATAACCCTTGATTTTCATAATAAAAAATATACTGTAACAGACTATGATTACGTTTCAGAATATAAAAAACAGTTCCATACTACAGGGGAGAACAATAAGAGTATACCGGTGTTCTCTTCAAATATAATGAGAAACCCTGCTGCTAAAACATCTTTTTACCCAGTTAATCCTCGCCTATACGATAATACAACAGAAAATTTTAGTGATGTTATTACCGCTATTCATGGTAATAGAAGATCTAGTTTATTAGATATAGATAATATAAAAGCAAATTTGGTAGTACCGGGTCGAACTGACGTTGAGGTAGGTACATCGTTGTATCTTTCTTACCCGGTTCTCGGTGGAGGCGATAGAACTAATAACGGGGTTACAGAGGATGTAATTTATTCTGGATACTATCTTATTACTGCTATACACCATACCGTCACTTTAAAATCTCATTATATGACAATGGAAATTGTTAAAGATTCCTTAGGTGTATTATGATACAAAATATTTTTAATAAAGACGGTTTTGTGTGGTGGGTTGGGGTCGTAGAGGACAGATACGACCCGGAAAAATTAGGTCGCTGTAAGGTAAGAATATTCGGTTACCATACCGAGAATAAGACCTTACTACCTACATACGACCTCCCCTGGTGTATACCTATCCAACCAATAACGTCTGCTGCTATTTCAGGTATAGGTATTTCTCCTCTTGGTCCTGTAGAAGGTACCTGGGTTGTCGGCTTCTTTCTCGACGGTGCCGATGGTCAGCAACCAGCAATGTTTGGTACAATTGCTTCTAAGATACCTGGTACAGCGGTCGCATTCCCAGCCCCAGCATCACGTCAGCAGGTCAGTAATGCTGATACAGGGGTACTTATCGATGAGAACACCAATGAAGCAGTAACGGATGAAGATGATGTACCTGTGCCTGCAGCTACTACACCGGTAGACGGATGGGTACTTGGTCAAACTTCTAAGCAATATGAGTCGGGTAATAGAGGTCCTTCTGCTATTAATGATTATAGAGGAGGTGCAGGAAATGACCCAGGCGGTGCATCATATGGTACATATCAGCTGGTTTCGTATCAACCCGCTATAATGAAAAGCGGAAAATCAAGAAGAACAGCTCACTTCCCGCCTGTTGTTCAATTTCTTAATTGGAGTTCATTTAAAGATAAATTTAAATCTCTTGCCCCTGGTACCCCGGCATTCGATGCTAAGTGGAGAGAAATTGCAGCTGAATATGGTACACAGTTTGAAACTGAACAGTATAACTTTATAAAAGAAACTTACTATTCAGTTCTGCTTTCTAATTTACAAAGACAGGGTTGTGATCTTTCTAGGCGTGGTCCCGGCGTACAAGATCTGATCTGGTCGACTGCAGTTCAGTATGGTCCCGGTTCTAGCGCTGTAAGTATTTTTTTAAATCCGCTTAAAAATAAAACAAATCTTTCAGATTCAGATATAATTAGATTGGTAAGTGCATATAAAGTGTCGTCAGTATCTACGCACTTTGCGTCTAGTTCCGCTGATTTAAGAAATAGTGTTAAAAATCGATTTAGTTCTGAAGAAAGCAGTCTATTAAACTTGGTAACAACAGCGTAACATGACGACTAATATACAATCACAAGTAAACGAAGAGCTTAAGACATCTGCATCACAAGCGATTATAGATGCAACAGGTCTTGATAATACAAATGCTAATAATATCGCGGGCAAAGTTTCGCAAGAAATTTCTAATGAACTTGTACAGAGTGTTAATAGGTCTACTAACCAGACAATTAATGATGTAAAAAATAATCTAATAGGAACTTCGAATCCAGTAGACATTGTAGCTGGTAACTTTTCATCCAGTGAATTAACTAATACCCTTAAAACCGAGATACAAAATCAACTAGTTGATGATATCACATCTAAATTTGCAAATAAGCTGCAAGGTGAGTTGATTAACGCGTTACCTACAGATAAAGCTTCAATACTTAATATTGAAGCTCTTGCTGGTAGTTTAAGTAGCTCAGTTAAGTCTTCTATAGTCTCTTCGCTATTCTCGGCTATATCCGGATTATTTAAACCAAAAAAAGTTAAAGACGCGGTCGAGACATCCGCAGCAGAAGCAGCAGAGCAAGATCGTGATAATCTTGTAGAGACAGCTACACAAAATTATTCTGATCAAACCGTAAATAATGAACTTTCTAAATCTGAGACGTATAATACTGACAACGTAGAAAATACAAACATTGTCTCAACCACCTCTTTAGGCTTTGTGGACCCTACAGGTACCTATCCTACTAAAGAATACCAAGGCTTAACTGATGTTAATAAGCTAGCTGTTGGTGATATTAGAGGTACTATAGTTCAAAAGAAAAATTTAAATAGAATGCAAGGTGCTAAACTACCTGGTGAAGAATCTTGGAGTCAACCTCTTTCTCCATTCGTGGGTGAGTATCCTTTCAATAAAGTAATACAGACTGAAAGGGGTCATATTATTGAAATGGATGATACTCCTGGTTCTGAACGACTTCATATCTACCATAGATCAGGTACCTTTGTCGAAATTGATGCAAGTGGCTCAGTAACTAAGCGCACTACAGGTTCTTCTTATGAAATTATTGATCGCAACGGTAAGATTGCTATCTCTGGTAAAGCTGATATTTCAGTTAACGGAGGATGTAATATCTACGTAGGTACCGATGCTAATATTGAAGTAGAAGGTAATACAAGCATTACTTGTCATAATGATATATCAGCAGCTGCAGGGGGTAAGTTTAATCTTTCAGCAGCAGAAGAGTTTAATATTTCTAGCAGCAATGTTAATATAGAAGCTAATGTTGCGTTGAATTTATATTCAAATAAAGACTTGAATATGCTCGCAGATGAGAATTTAAACATTAAGTCCTTTTATATGTACACATATAGTGTGTACAACTACATTCGTACTGTACTTGATTTACATGAGCAAATTGGTAACGACAGGTATGGTAATACAGCTGGTAATTTTTATTTTACAGCAGCTCAAACATTTAATATTGATTCACCATTAATAAACGAAAACGTAGGTACCTCGATAAAACCTCAGGGCCCTATCGCAGCTACCGCTGGAAGATCAAAGTTTGGTGTACTTGATGGTAGAAAAGATATTGATCCGGTAGAAATTGATGATCCCGTTGTTCCCACAATAGCAGATCCTTACGCTTTAAGATTAGAGGAAGATTTAGCCGCAGAAGGTGAATATGATAATCATAAGAGTCTTATTGTACTCTCAGGACTATCCTCGATAGTTGACTTTGAAAGGCAGCCTAAAGTTATTGAGACTGCCTCAATACAAAGCCAGCAGAGTAAATTGATTACTGCATCTGAATCCCTGCTCTCAAAAAATCCCCTACCAGGTAACTTCTTCTTGTCATCTAGCTTTACAGTTGATATGTTATCTGCTAAAGCGTCCCTTGTTAGAAGCAGAATACCTCAATCAGAAAATTCTGGTCAGATTTATTATAATCTGCAACAGGTAGCACTTAATATCTTGGAACCAGCGGCTAGTTTATTCCCTAGTCTTATTATAGCTTCTGGTTATCGGTCTAAAGACATAAGTTCTATCAACTCAGAACACCCATTCGGTTCATGTGTAGATATTCAATTCTTAGGTTATAAACCATCTGATTATTTTAATATAGCTAAACGCCTAGCACGAGTATTAAACTACGATCAGTTAATATTGGAATATACCAGCTATTCGAATACCCCTTGGATTCATATCTCCTATAAAGGGGAAAACAATCGAAAGCAAGTTATGACGTTCTGGAACAATAGAAAACACAGTGATGGTCTATCCAAACTGGCATAAATACTATAGAAAAGCATATGGCAAGATCATCCAGACAATTTTCTGATTTAGGATTAAGCTTTACACAACATCCTTCGACAGGAGATGTTGTTTTAAAGTATGATGAAGAAGCTATAAAACAGTCGGTACGAAACTTGATATCGACTCAGCATTATGAAAGACCGTTTCATCCAGAGATAGGTTGTCAAATATATTCTCTTCTCTTTGAAAACTTCTCACCGATTACTGTTTCTGTTATGAGAAGAACTATATTCGATGTGCTTGCAAAATTCGAACCTAGAGTTATAGTTCTAGAAGTTAATATAGATGAGCAGGTAGATGAAAATGGTATAGAGGTAGAGGTAGTATTTCGAACAGTAAATAATGAAAGACCGATAACCGTAAAGACTGCATTAACGAGAATCCGATAAATGGCTAATCTGAGAATTACAGAGTTAGATTTTGATACAATCAAAACTAATTTAAAGACATTTCTGAATGCTCAAAATGAATTTACAGATTACGATTTTGAAGGGTCTGGTCTATCGGTTCTTATCGATCTGCTTGCTTATAATACTCATTATAACGCATACTTAGCTAATATGTTAGTTAATGAGATGTTTTTAGATTCAGCTGTTAAAAGATCATCTGCTGTTTCAATAGCTAAGCATCTCGGGTATACACCTAGATCAATCGTAGGCTCAACTGCCGTTCTAGACGTCACAGTTAATAATCCAGTTAACCTACCTACATCTTTAACATTACCTATCTACTCACCGTTTACTACGACGATTAATAGCTCGCAATATACATTCTTAACAACTCAAGCGTATACAATAACCCCATCAAACGGGGTTTATTTGTTTGATAATATTACTGTTAAGCAGGGAACGTTACTTCAGTATTCCTTTACGGTCGTTGCGCCGGGTCCAGACGAGAAGTATGAAATACCTAACGTTGACGTCGATACAACTACAATGTTAGTTACCGTACAGACTTCTACTTCAGATACTACAACTACCACGTATACTAATTCAAATACAATCGTAGATGTAGATAGCGCTTCAACGGTATATTTCCTAGAAGAAAACCCATTAGGTAAGTATCAGATTTATTTTGGTGATGGAATAATAGGTAAGAAACTAACTGCGGGTAATATTATAACAATTAAATATCTAGTTTCAGTTGGTGCAGAAACTAATGTATCAGGTAATATTGCCCAGACGTTTCAGTCAGGTGGTGCGATAGGGGGATCAAACGATATCGCTATTACAACTGTAAGCAATTCTACTAACGGATCTGCTAAAGAGAGCATTACCTCGATTAAGTTTAATGCACCAAGAGCCTATCTGTCTATGGATAGAGCTGTAACTAAAAATGACTATTCTTCGATAATTAAAGCCTCTTATCCGCAGGTAGAAGCTGTATCGGTCTGGGGCGGTGAAGATAACGACCCTCCTATTTACGGCAAAGTTTTTATATCTCTTAAACCGTACGAAGGGTATGTAATTAATGAAGCTACTAAGCAGTCTATTAAAAATACCTTATTAAAAGAAAGACAAGTTCTTACAGTATTTCCAGAATTTGTAGATCCAGATTACACGTACGTTGGTTTGACCGTCGATGTTTCTTATAACAAGAATAGAACAACATCAACAGCTGCTCAGATAAGTAGCTTAGTAAATACAGCTGTAATAAATTATTTTACAAATACACTTCAAGAGTTTGAAACACCGTTCTACTATTCTCAGCTTATTAATAAAGTTTTGGCTGTTAATACATCAATAATTAGTGCAGTTGCTCAAATAGAGTTACAAAAAAGAATACAACCAGTTCTCAACGTTTCCAACTCCTACCTAAGTGATTCTAAACTTAAATTCAGTAACAAACTACAACCTGGTACGCTCACGTCAACTCTATTCTACGTATCTTATCTGGGCGAAAGTGTTGGGGTAATTATAAGAGACCTGCCAGACTCAATGCCGCCAGATCTTAATGGCACCGGTACTCTTCGATTATATAACTTCCTTACAGATGTAGATCTTGGTGCTGTAGGTACAATCAATTATAGACTGGGTGAAATTGTTATAAATGATATTATACCTATAGGTTATCCAGCCGGTCAATTTGATGTAAGATTTAACGTAGATCTTCAGAAAGATAGTTATAATATTATCGCTACTCGTAATCAAATCGTAACTTATGATAATAGTACAAAGAGTATCCCAGCTAATAGAACTGCCGGTCTAACTATTAACATTACTGCTATTTCATGACCACGACTAGAATAACAGAAAAACTATCAGCGATAGTTAGCAATCAAGTACCTGAGTTTGTACAGAGCGACTTTCCTACATTTGTTGCTTTCGTAGAAGCATACTATAAGTTTTTAGAGCAAGATAGCGGTGCACAAGAAGTTTTACAAAACGCTCTTTCATATAATGATGTTGATAGAACTATAACTAGCTTTATAGAGAATTTTCAAAGACAGTACTGCGACGATATACCTAGAATTGCCTCCTTAGATAAGAAAGTTTTAGTTAAAAAAATAAAAGATCTGTATACAAGTAAAGGTACCGAAAAAGGTTTTCATTTACTTTTTAGATTATTATTTGATAAAGAGGTAGAAGTTTATTACCCGTCTAATCAAATACTTAGAGCATCTGACGGCAAATGGATTCAAAGAAGTTCAATTTTTCTCCAAACTGTATACGGTAATCCTGATACAATCTTAGATAAAAACGTACTAATTACATCGGATACATCTCAGTATACTTTATTTGTTCAAGAAAAAGATATATGCTCTTCTCTTGCCGGTATAAGTGAAGATATATTTGAATTTTTTATTGATAATAGACAGAACGTTCCAATTAATGTAGGGGATAGAGTTGAAGCCCCTAATTATAAAGGGATTGTAATCGCTGTACCTAATAAGTTTACAATTTCAAACCCCGGGACAGGCTTCAGAGTGGGCGATGTTTTTACTTTAGAAGCCGGTGCAGGTAATACCACAAGAATTAAAGTAACTAAAATATCTACTGGTGGGGGTATTGTAAACGTACAGCTAGTAAGTTCTGGTATAGGATACACTAGTGATTTTTATAATTTCTTTACCTCTTCTACGCGTGCGCCCGCATCTACAACCTTTACCTTCATTGGTGGTGCAGCTACTATTACAGATAGCACTAGAGGTTTTGTAGATCGTGGTACAGTATCACTAGAAGGTAATTATGCTCTAAGTTATTTCGCTGAAGATTTTACTGGTACTTTATTAAGAGACTTTGTAACTTCTACAGCCATATCAGATCTAGGATCAACATCTCTTGGCTCATTATCTGACGCTTCCATATTCGTAGAGCTTGGCTCAGTAATTAATTATCCAGGTCATTATGATACTACAGATGGCTTCTTAAGTGATGTTATGTATCTTGAGGACGATGCCTATTATCAACCGTATTCTTATGTTCTCCGTATAGACGAACGGTTAGAAAAATACAAAAAAGCAGTGATGGATATTATTCATCCTGCAGGTACACGAATGTTTGGTGAGTTAGTCCTTGAATCTAATTTCAACGTTATTACTGAAATAGCGTCAACTGTTAACTTCTTAAGAAGTATACTTACAGACTCTTATTCTGCTGTTGACTCTCTTCAATATAGTATGTCTAAGATCTTATCGGACAATACTACACCAAATGATAACTTTACCTATCTGTACGGGGCAGTTCAAGCCAGTAACACAACCGTATCCGATTTTCATGTTTTAGAAATCTCTAGTAATATAGAAAGCAATATTTCTATTACTGATTCGTTATCGTTGGATATATCGTTAAATTTCATTACAACTGAAGCACCGTATGCTTCAGAGTATTTCTTAGAAGACTATGTTGAAAATCTAAGTGCAAGCTTTATATCTTTCAGCGATGAAATAGATATAACTGTATCGTAGTTTATTATAAATAATAGAATATCCCGTAGGAGAAACTAATGCTAACCTTTAATGAAGATATTTCCAACAATCTAAAAGTTGTTGGCGATTTAATTGTTGTAAAGACATCAGAAGTTGATGGTGCGAGAGAAGAGTACCATCACAAGAATCTTGTGGTTACTGCAGGTAAGTCGGTAATTGCCGCTCGCCTAGCAGGTAATACCGCTGCTGTTATGAGCCATATGGCAGTAGGAACTGGTAATACATCACCTGTAGTTGGCAATACAACTCTAGAAACTGAGCTTGCTAGAGTGGCACTAACGGTTGCGGGTGGTTCCCCATCATCAAATACTATTTCGTATTCTGCATCTTATCCTGCAGGTACAGGTACAGGTGCGCTTGCTGAGGCTGGCATTTTTAACAATGGTACCACGGGTTCAATGTTGTGTAGAACTGTGTTCCCCGTAATTAATAAATCTGCAAGTGATGCTATTACGATTACCTGGACGATCTCGATAGTATAACATGTCATCTACCACTCTAACTAAACCACTGCTATTTACAACAGTAGCAGATGCTGTTTATGACGAAGTTACCTCGAGAGCAGGTAAGTACTTCTATTTTATTGGTCAAGTAGTTGAGTGGGATGATCCAGATAATCCCCCTACCCCGGTTGATTCACCTTCATACGAACAATACGTTCGCCGAAGAATAGTTTCAGTAAAGCAGGTGCAACCGGGGGATGTTAGCTATGTCGTTGACCGGGTTAATTGGACCGCTAATACTGTTTATGATATGTATGATGATCAATGCTCAGATCAAATTATAGGTATTAATTTAATAAACGGTGGATCAAATTATAGCGCTAATACTGCTATATCTATTACCGGGGGCAACGGTATAGGTGCGACTGCTAATCTTACGATTACAGACGGTGTGATAACTGCGATAACGATGCTTAATAATGGATATGGTTATACAAATAATGTTGCTAATATTAGTATTAACATAACAGATACTTACGGGTCCGGTGCTCTAGCTAACGCGGTTTTAGGGTATTCTTACTCTGGCGCTAATACTATACAAGACGCAAACTTCTATGTATTAACTGAAGATTATCATATCTACAAATGTCTAAACAACAACAATGATTCACTGTCAACAGTTAAGCCTATCTCCACTCAACCTGAACCGTTTACACTCAGCGACGGGTACAAATGGAAATTTATAGGTACGATTCCCCTGTCCTTACAGAGTAAGTTTTTATCCGCAACAAAAATGCCGGTTAAAACATCGCTTAGCGATCAATTTTATTCTAGCGGGGAAATTAGAAAAATTAATATAATTAATTCCGGGGATAACTATACATATGCTTCCCTGGTAGTTGTAGGTGATGGTTATCAGGAAGATAATCCATGTGTTATTATTCAAGCCGTTGTCGAGAATGCTGGTAGTGGGTATTACTCTGGTAATACTACAGTAACTATAGAACCCCCTATTTCAGGTACAACAAACTGGTTATCATCAAATACATACTTTACAGGTCAGTATTTAAATTTTCAAAACAACATTTACGAAGTTGTAAAATCTGGCATATCAGGTGCATCTGGCCCCGTACATACTCGTGGTACAACAAGCAATGGAACCGTAGGATTAAAATACAGAGCTACAACATTCACTGCTAATGCTAACGTTACAGCTGCTGGTACTATCGATACACTTAAAGATTTAAACGGGGCTGTTAGTTATATTACTCTAAGCGAAGGTGGATCGGGGTATCTTGATGCTCCTAATGTTACTATATCAGGGGGAGGAGGTACCGGGGCATCTGCTATTACTACGTTGAATGGTAATTCTGTAGGCAGAGTTGTAATGGTTAGCAGCGGTAAAGATTTTACTACTGCACCTACAGTTGTGATAGGAAGCGGTTGGGTAGCTAATGCTAACTTAGATATAAACACACAGGTATATTACAACACAAGGTTGTACACCTGCACAGCAGGGGGAACTGCTAATGCAACCCCGCCAACACATACTACAGGTACTCAGACATTCGGAACAGCTAACTTAGCGTATGCTGGGTTTAGAGCAACCGCAACAGCCACTTTAAAGTACGGCTCAGGATACAATCGTATACCAAACGTTACCATCACCGGAGCTGGCTCTAACGCAACAGCGGTGTTGAGAGGAGAAAAATCAGAAGCTATTATTTACCCTGTTGTTGATGGGGGTAAAATAGTTAATTTTCAGATACAAGATGGTGGTATAGGTTATACTTACGCATCAGTAACTGCAGAAGGGGATGGTGATAACGCTGAATTCGAGGTATCCTTTGTTGAAGGTGATGTTGATTCCGTACAAGCAACGAGCGAAATATTAGCCGTACCGGGTGCTATTCATGCTATTAAAGTTGTATCACAAGGATATAACTACCCGGGTAACGTAACTGTTACAGTGAATGGTAATGGTACGGGATGTACCGCAAATGCAACAGTAATCAACGGAAGGGTAACTAAAATAAATGTACTGACTGAAGGGCAAAACTACACTGAAGCAGATGTAGTTATTACCTCTAATACTACAGGTGCAGGCGCTGCGGCAAGACCTATAATTGCCCCATACTACGGTCACGGTAGAGATCCAGTATCAGAACTCCACGCGAGATCGCTTGCTTTCTATACAACAATAGGTACTGATAAAAATCAGGGTTTAGTTGTAACGAACGATTTTCGACAAATTGGTCTTATTAAAGATATGCGTCGCTACGGCGATACTGGATTTTTTAATAACATTACCGGCTCAGCTTGCTGGTTAGTTTCTGGTAACGTTAACACATCTGTATTCACGGAAGATGCAATTATAAGCAGAGTGTCCGATGGTGCAACATTTAAAATTATTACCTCAGAAAATAATGCTATGCTGCTTACACCGTTAGAAGATAAAGCCCCAGCAGCTAACGATACGTTTACTTACTTAGGTAATACGGTGTTCGCTACTGATATAACTACTCCAGATGTTGATAAATATTCTGGCAAGATAATTTATATAGATAATCGCCTTGCATTTACACCCACTGAAAATCAATCAATATCAATAAAATCCGTATTCACTTATTAAAGGTAGGTCATGACGCTGGAATTTAATGCCGCCCCATACTATGATGATTTTAGCGAATCTAAAGGCTTCTATCGTATTCTTTTTAGACCTGGTCGTGCAGTCCAGGCTAGAGAATTAACTCAGCTTCAAACTCAAATACAGACTCAAATTGGTTATTTGGGTAAGCACTTTTTTAAAGAAGGTTCGCTTGTATTAAACGGACAGCAGCAAATTGACTACTACTATAAGTTTGTTAAACTTACAGCAGCAGATAACGGAATTATCGAAAGTTTGGTAGGTAGTAAGATAACCGGTCAAACATCAGGTGTTAACGCTATTATTCTGAAAGCAGTTAAATCAGAAAATAACGATCCTCCCACTATCTATGTAAAGTATCTTGATTCAGGTACAAGTAGAACAGCTACCGGGTTTACAGCGAGCGAAACACTTCAAGTCGCTGATTCTACAACCACACTAACAGTTGCATCATCTAGCGCTACGGGTGTAGGTACAGCCTTAACTATTCGTTCCGGGGTTATATTTACAAAGAATAATCTTGTTTATTTTGACGAACAAACTGTTTTAATCTCAAAATATACCGGTGGTGAATCAGCCGGTCTTAATAAAGTGGCTGGCTTTGTAATAACAGAATCTTTTATAACAAGTCAAGATGATATTGATCTATTAGACCCAGCTTTAGGATCTTCAAATTATTTTGCCCCTGGAGCCGATCGCTATTCAATTACTCTTACTTTAGAAGCTAGAGATTTAACTGCAACTGCCGCAGACGATGTTAATTTTATAGAACTTCTTAGAATAGAAGATGGTTTTGTTGTAAATCAAAAAATAAACACAGATTACAACGTTCTAGGTGATACACTAGCTAGAAGAACATATGATGAGTCAGGTAATTATGTTGTTAGACCTTATGGCTTAGAGCTTATCGAACATCTAAGAACAAGCAATACCAGCGTACGAGATGGTTTACTTACCGCAAACGTTAACGGCAATAGTCAATTATTTGTTAACGTTATAACCCCAGGTAAAGCGTATGTGCAAGGGTATGAAATAGATAATCTAAAGACCCGTTATCTTAATGCAACGAAGGCACGAGATTTCATATCCCTAAACAACTCTCCAGTATCGCTTACTGTCGGAAACTATATTCTAATTACGGGGATGTATTCAGCACCAGATTTTACAACTTTAAGTCGCGTAAAACTCTATAATACCTACACTGCAGCTAATGGTACTGCTTCCGGTACACAAGTAGGTACAGCAAGAGTTAGACATATCGAGTATGTTTCTGGATCAGGTTCATCCGCTATTTACAAATGCTACTTATTCGATATATCCATGAGCACTGGTTATGTGTTCGAGCAGGATGTTAGGCAACTATTTTTTGATAATTCTTCTGGAGCAGACTTTACCGCAAACGTTTCTGCGTCTACTGTGTTGCTTACCGGTTCAATTAATACTACTAATGGCTCAACAACTGTCACTGGTACCGGTACTCGCTTCACTACCGAGCTTAGTACCGGGGACTATTTAAGAGTTAACGGCAACACCATACTTGTATCTTCGATTACCAGTGATGTAGCATTAGTTGCTAGCGCAGCAGTAGTAGGCAATCTCTCTGGTGTGGCGGGATTTGTTGAGCAGGCAACTGTAAGTGATACTCAATACGATACTTTCATTTATCCGTTCCCGTATGAGTCTATTAAAGAAGTCGATCCTACAAACATTGAAACTGTATATACCACGAAAAGATACTATAACAGAACCCTGACAACCGGCTCTGTTACTATTACCGCTGGTACAGATGAAACTTTTGCAGGATTTTCTACTCAAAATTATCTTATTATTGATAGAACGACAGGCGCAATTCCCCCGCTTTATTCCTCTAACATTACTATAGGGGGCGGAGGTACAACACTAACTATTACATTAGGTGCGAGCTTTGGCTCGGACACTATCACAGTAATGGCTACAGTAGATAAGACTAACTCTGCTGCTGACAAGAAAGTAAAGACTTTAGTTACCGGAACTACTGTAGACTTTACAACTAGCAATACCGCAGCTTTGTCTACACTTTCTCTTGGTCAGGCAGATATCTTCGAACTAACAAGCGTTAGCATGTCCGCTAACGCTTTTGGAACAGCATATTCATCTTCTAATGCTACAGATATTACTGATCGATACACACTAGACAGCGGTCAAAGACTTACACATTATGATCTTGGATCCATAAGTCTAAAGCCTGGTCAGCCAAAACCAACCGGCCCAGTAAGAGTTACATATAGCTACTTTACCCACTCAGCAGGCGATTACTTCTCGGTATCATCTTATGCGGGTATTGATTATAAAGATATACCATCTTTTACATCTGGGGATGTTACTTATCAGCTAAGAGATTGCTTAGATTTTAGACCTAGAATAAATACCGATGGTGCTACATTCGTTACCCCATCTGAAATTCCCGAACCTAACGACACTCTCTTCACAGATTATTCTTATTATCTAGCTAGAACAGATAAGATAGTTTTAGATAGCACTGGGTCGCTTAAATACATAGCTGGAACAAGTTCGTTAGACCCTAAAGAACCTAAGACCCCTGACAACTCAATGCTTCTTTATGTTCTTAAGCAGAAGCCTTATGTCTTTGATCTGCAACAAGATATTGATATTACAATAATTGATAACAAACGCTATACGATGAGAGATATCGGTCGTATAGAAAATCGGGTTAAAAATCTAGAATACTATACAACTTTATCTCTTCTTGAAAAAGATACAGAGTCTTTCCAAATTCAAGATAGTCTAGGTTTTGATAGATTTAAAAACGGGTTCTTAGTCGATAACTTTGAAGGTCATAGAGTCGGGGATACCACAAACCCTGATTATAAGATTGCCATGGACTTTAATAAGAGGGAAATTCGCCCTAAGTTCTCTCAAAAAACTTTAAGATTAAAAGAACTTAATACATCTACAAGCCAAAGAACTTCTAATAATTATGCACTTACTGGCAATGTAATTACATTCCCGTATACAAGTAATGTCATAGCTCAGAATAATGCAGCAAGTAGACGCGAAAATATCAATCCATTTAGCGTCGTTAACTTCACTGGTTCTATTGAATTAAACCCTCCTTCTGACATCTGGTTTGATACTGTTCGTGCTCCTGCAGTATATAAAGATCAAAATGAAAATCTTTCTACTCTAACTAATAGTAATGCATCGTTTGAAACTATATGGGGTGACTGGCGCGAAGTATGGTACGGTAATGATCGTGTCGAAGAGAGAACTGGTACGAGATATACAGTTGCTGAAACAGTAGATAATACATCAACTAATGATGTTGTAATATCGAAAGTTGTTATTCCAAAAATGAGAAGTATTGTAATTAATTTTGTTGGCAGGGGGTTAAAGCCTAACACTAAACTTAATGCTTACTTTGATAATTATAATGTTACTCAATTCTGCAGAGGTAATGTTGCTGTAAGCGGTAACGTATTCGCTGACATGGCAATCAATAAAGGTAATCTATACACGAATTATCAAGGGGTAGTTACCGGTGCTTTTTATTATGATAGCGCGTTCTTACAATTACCTACCGGGGATAAAATCTTTAGATTATCTGATTCTACCACGAACGGGAATGATAGCGAGACTCAAGCAGAAGCTATATTTAAGTCCTCAGGTGAATTAATTCGACTTGCACCTACAGCAGCTGAAACAGTGTATGATAGAAGAGACGTACCAGATGTTACTGTACGCCCCGGGGGTGAGAACATAGTAGAACCTGCTTCTACCCCACCGCCTACAATTTCTGATGGTATTGTAAGCTATGCATTTAGAATACCCGTAGATCAAGAAACAGCTACTAAGTGGGAAGAAAAAGGCACATTAACAACAATTTTAGATAATACTAATACAGTAGCTGCTACTGCTGAAAAAGCCGTCGCGGCTAGCTATATCGATTCAGGTGGCGGTATAGACGTCTACAGTATTGATGACGATCTTAGAACTGGTGCATATGTACCGTCAGCAGAAACATTAGCTGCATTTAATGCGGTTCATGAGATGGTATCAGATGGCTGGGCCCGCGGATTACAACAGCACGGTACCGAACAATCGCAGGGCGGTGTTCAATCTTGGATTAATAGAGGATTGGATGAAGCTGCTGCCATACGTGCAGCTTCTATTGAGATAACTGCTGCGTTAATTGCCAGAGACTCAATCCCTGATGGGGCTGGATATAAAGATTTTGTTCTTTCTATCGTTAATAATAGTGATGCAGATACAGATAACATAGCTGCCACAGCAGCACCATCAATATCTACTGGTAGAGTGTGCTACGGTACAGACCCGTTAGCGCAAACATTCGCAATATCCGGATCCCCGGTTTATCTCAGTAAGGTAGATTTATTCTTCTACTCGAAGGATGAAGTCCTACCTATGTTTGTAGAGATTAGACCTCTAGTTGCAGGTATTCCATCGCAAACAGTAGTTCCATTCTCGCGCGTTGTAGTACAGCCAAGTCAAATTACTACATCGACCGATGGTCAGACAGCAACTACAATTTATTTTGATGGTCTAGTTTATCTCGAACCGGGACAATATTCAATTGTATTGTTAACCAGCTCTATTAACTACAGCGTCTGGATCTCTCAGATAGGTGAAACTGATGTATATACTAATCGTGTTATATCAGAGCAACCGTTCGTAGGTGTTCTATATAAGTCTCAAAATGCTGTTTCTTGGACCCCAGATCAACTGCAAGATCTTAAGTTTAAATTATATAACGCGGAGTTTACTAGCACTAGCGGTACCCTGGATCTTGTGGTTAACCCAGCAGAATACTCTAATAAAAAATTAGGTAGCGACCCGTTAGAAGTTTATCCTAACAAGACTACAATGAAAGTACTTCACAGTGATCACGGTCTTACCAACGGCTCGTATGTAGTATTAAGTGGTTTTGATTTAGATGGTATGCGTGCTAATGTTGCCATAGGTAATATATTTGGAATTAACGTTGATACAGTAAGCGGAGTTCAGTTTGCAGTCTCTAACGTTAAGCCTAACTCATACACCATCAACTTACCGTCAACACCTAGCGTTACCTCTGTAACTCGTGGTGGTGGCGCAGGACTGTTTGCTACTCAGGATGTTAAGTACGACACGATATACCCTGCTATATCTACTTTAACTCCAGCTGGTACAGACGTAGTGTACAAGCTTAAAGGTACATCTGTAGGATATACAATTGATTCTAGCTTTACTACTCTAACAAAAGATGACACAGAGTTGTCAGCTACTAAAGTTTTAGCAGGAAATACAAATATAAGCGCGAGCATGTCAGGTCAAAGACCGTTAACTCTTCGTCTTGAAATGTCCTCCGATTCTTCTACACTCTCTCCGGTTATTGATATACAATCTCTTGGTGCAGTATTTGTAAATAATATAGTGAATTCTCCAACATATGCAAATGAAAATCTCTCATCTGAAATCGTTACAGTTGCAAGATCAGCAAACATTTATTTTACAAATATATCTACAACAACTGGATACATAACTATACCTGATGCCCTAGATAAAGCAAATGCCGCTACTATTACCAAAGGTACAACTGTCACAGTATCTAATTCAAACGTTAATTCTAATACTTTTAGAGTACTCGATGTTCTTGATGACGGGGCAAACATTAAAGTTTATGGTACAATAACCAATGCTGCTGCAGCTAACGTAATCACAGTAACGAACGGTATTGCTTTTGTAGCTGAAGAAGCGGTTACCGGGGGGTCAGCTCTCGCTAAGTACATTACTAAGCAGGTAGATTTCTTAAATCCGTCCACATCTCTCAATCTGCGTTTAGATATCGCTAAACCATCTGACGGAGATTTAAAGATCTACTACAAGCTTAAACTACCAAGTGATACTACAATTAAAGATAAGGAATATACCGAGCTTACTGGTTTAACTATTCCTAACTCTATAGGTGGTGAATATTATGAAGTTGAAAAACAGATAGATAATTTAACCCCATTTACTGGCATAGTTCTAAAGATTGTATTACTATCTACAAATAGCGCTAAGCCCCCTAAGTGTAAAAATCTGAGGTTAGTTGCTCTCGCATAATGAAATTAAAAGTAGAAGGTAAACCAAATTTAGTAAGAGACTCAGCCTCGAAAGCGATCATAAATACTGATCAAGCAGGTCTGAATACTTACTTAGAAAAGAAGAAACTTTTTGAAACAGTCTTAAAACAACAGCAACGAATTGAGTTGCTTGAAAATGAAGTCAAAAAGATTAATGCATTACTTATAAATAGTAATATAGTGTAACGAGAAATTAAATGGCTACTCTAGTCTTACGAAACGTAAAAGGTTCTCCACTTACTAATACAGAAGTGGATAATAACTTTTCAAATATTAATAACGAACTAGGTGTTGTTAGTAATCTTTCAACTACCGCTAAAGCTAATCTAGTAGCTGCTATTAATGAACTTGCTACATCTAGTTCTGTTTCAAATGGCACTGTTTCAAATGTAACTTTAGACATTAAAGTAGTAGATGATACATCATCTAACTCAACGGTATTTCCTACCTTCGTAGCAGCCTCCTCAGGGAATGCAGCGGTAAAAATTACCAGCACTAAATTAACTTTCAATCCTTCTACGGGTCTTTTAACCTCTACTGATTATAATTCTTCCTCCGATGTGACTCTCAAAGACAATATTGAGCCGATAACTAACCCCCTTGATATCTTATCTCAAATTACAGGTTATAGCTTTACCTGGAAAGACTCGGGGGAAAAATCTTTAGGTTTATCTGCTCAAGAAGTTGAAAAAATACTGCCTGAGGTCGTAAAAAACAGGCCTGATGGTACAAAGGGTATAAACTATCTTAACTTTATCGCTATTTTGATTGAGAGTATTAAACATTTGAAACAGGAAGTTCAAAATGTAAAAAAAAAAAAAAAAAAAAAAAAAAATGCCGAGTTCTAAAGGAGAGCGAAGATGGCAATTCAAGTTGGCGGTACAACCGTCATTGATAATAGTAGAAATCTATCTAACCTAGGCTCAGCACTTACAGTTACGCAAGGCGGCACCGGTCAGACAACGTATACTGACGGTCAGCTTTTAATCGGCAACTCGACTGGCAATACTCTCAACAAGGCTACTCTTACTGCTGGTTCAGGTATTGTAGTTACCAATGGTTCGGGTAACATAACCATCGCAGGCGCAAACAGTGATTATGTCGATCTCGGTAACGTATCCGGTAATGTTAATATCGATTTTACAAAAGGTGTTGTACGTACGCGGCTAACAGGTAATACTACTTTTGCATTTACAAGTGTACCAGGCGCAAATACAATTGCAGCTGTTACAGCTATAGTTGTACAAGATGGAACTGGAGGTAGAACATACTCCTGGCCATCTTCATCTGACTACCCTGGTGGTGTTGTTCCTCCTGCAACAACTACAGCTAACGCCGTAGATATTTGGTCTCTATTTACCGTAGATGGTGGTACTACTGTATACGTTTCTCTGGCAATGAAAGACGCGAAGTAACGAGGTCTTCTAGTGACTAGAAAAACACCTATATTTGGATTAGAAAAAACGTGGCGTGCGTCTGGTACGGGTACCACAACGTTTAACTCTCCAGGTAATTATGTAATACCATACGGTCGTTATGATATTACAGTAGAAGGTCGTGGAGGTACGGGAAACGCTGCAAACCCGGGTAATTTTACACCAGGCGGTACTAATCCCCCTAATCCGGGTAATTTTACACCAGGCGGTACTAATCCCCCGAACCCGGGTAATTTTACACCAGGCGGTACTAATCCCCCTAATCCGGGTAATTTTACACCGGGTAATCCAACACCACCTAATGCAGGTGCATTTACACCGGGTAATCCAACACCACCTAATGCAGGTGCATTTACACCGGGTAATCCAACACCACCTAATGCAGGCGCATTTACACCGGGTAATCCAACACCACCTAATGCGGGCTCATACACACCAGGTAATCCGACACCTTCTACTCCAGGTAATGCTAATCCCCCGAACCCTGGGACATATTACCCTGGATATAACTACGGTGGTTTTTATATACCACCTCAGTACTACCCAGGCAACCCGACAGACCCGAATAACCCTACAGCTAATCCCCCGAACCCAGGTTCGTATACACCGGGTAATCCTAATCCCCCGAACCCAGGTTCGTATACACCGGGTAATCCTAATCCTCCGAACCCAGGTTCGTACACACCAGGTAATTCTAATCCTCCGAACCCAGGTTCGTATACTCCGGGTAATCCTGGGAACCCTTTCCCGGCATCATATACACCAGGTAATCCAGGAAACCCTTATCCGGCATCATATACACCAGGTAATCCAGGAAACCCTTATCCGGCATCATATACACCAGGTAACCCCGGGGCAGCAGGTAACCCTAGTACCGCTTTAGGTATTACCCTCCCCGGTTCTAACGTAGGAGGAACACCTGCATCTGTAGTTGCGGCAACGAAAGTAAATCCTAGCAACGTCCCTGACTCACAGACATACCCGGTCAGTGTACCGCCCGGGGGCTATGTAACTATTAAAAGTAATTAACAACATGAGGTGAATTAGATAATGTATCAGATACCTAAATACCGCGGGGGATTTGAGTGTTTTGCAGTATGGGAAAACGGCTATACAGCAGAAGAGTTAGATAAAATTAAATTTCTTGCAGAGTTGCAAGAGTTTCGTAAAGGGGGGGTTGGCAATCAAGCTACTGATGCTGACCCGAAAATTCGCAATTCCGATATTACCTGGATACATCGTGATAATAACTCTGAATGGCTTTTTTATCTTCATGGGATAATCCTTGCAAAAGTAAATCATGATCATTTTATGTTAGATATTGAGGGTTTTGATAGTTTTCAGTATACTATATACAACCCTGATCAACACTATTCTTGGCATTGGGATGCTGCATTTGGGTGGGAAAAGTATCAACGTAAGATATCCAGTGTATTATTTTTAAGCGATCCAGAAGAATACGAAGGTGGTGAGCTCGAAATAGTTACAACAGGTAATATAGAAGCCCCAAGAGTCCTTAAGCCTAAACGAGGGGACTGTGTATTTTTTTCATCGTTCATGCCACACCGTGTAAGACCTGTTACATCAGGAAAGCGGGTTACACTGGTTAGCTGGGCATTAGGAGAGAGGATAGCTTAATGATAATTAACGAATCAACAGGTTGTTTATTTTTAGAAATCCCTAAAACAGGATCTACTACTGTTCGGCTAGCATATCAGGCGAAACACGGTCGATCTAAATACGCTAGCGTCTGGACACATATTAAGAAAGATCAGCTACAGCGTGTTATGGGAGAGTTTTTTTCAGAAATAGATTATAGTAAACTAACCCACTACGCATTCTACAGAGACCCTATAGAAAGACTTGTATCTGGTTGGCGATATTCTATTTCGCAATGGGAAAAAGCTCGTACCGACCCTAAACTAAGCTTTGAAGTATATTCAAGAGGCGCTGCGCTATTTCATTTAATTTGGGGAAAGAAATTTAATATCGATGAAAAACCCACACTAAATAATGTTACTCTAGATGAATATCTAACTGCTCTAGAATCTAGAGCGTTTTTTACAACTGTAGATCTTCTTTCGCTACAAACTGAATATATCAATGATAATACAGTATTACTTAATTACCATGATTATGAAGCTGAATATAACAAATTAGTCCCGCTGTTAGATTTACCGTCTTATAATTCTGCAGGTAGACAGAACAGCACTGATGCAGCAGACTATTATGATACTGTAACTACAGAACAGGCGGCTCGAATTAAAGCGTTCTACAAAGCTGATTATGATTTTTTTGAAAAGAAAGGTATAACCTTCGTGGAGAGGTCTTTTGTTTAATTTATGGCGCAAATCCCCTATAATCGAGTTTACGTGTCACCCAGAATTTGAAGGATCATTACTTCCTCCTAAGCCAGCTGCGAAGTGCATTCCAGATTGGTTTAAGAGGATAAAACCTACGTTACCAGATAGTATCGATAGTATTGGACGACCTGGGTTAACTGCAAAAAAATGCATGCCGCTACTTGACGCAATGTCAATCGGTTTTGTTATTCCGTTACAAGCTGATGTTGGTATACGATCTAGCTCTACTTGTGCTATTATTGAAGCTAAAAACGGACCGACCGTCAAGTCAGTAGAGTTTCATAATGTTGATCAGATTGGAGGCTCTGCTGCGCCCGGGTACCCGGCACCACCAATTAAATTTCTTAACTGGTGGGTAGTAAAGACCGCGCCCGGGTGGTCGACGTTATTTCTGCCCATTATTAATGACGTAGAGCAAGCTCACTTCACATGTCTAGCTGGTTTAGTAGACACAGATACATATGTAAAAGAAGTCAACTTCCCAGCAATTTGGCACACTGCTAACTTTGACGGTGTTCTTAATGCTGGTACACCTATAGTGGTAGCTATACCAATTCATCGAGAAATTTATAAAATATCTAAAGAACCTATTATTCGTAGTATGAGTAAAAAAGAATTCCGAGAGATAGAGCGTATACGAATAGCTCAAAGTACGAGACACGGGGTTTATACAAATGAACTGAGAGAATCTCGCAAGTGAAATTATTTAATTTTTTGAAGAAAAAAACACCTGAATTTGAGTTTATTGATGTATCGAGACAGACATATCATCGGTTACCCGTACAACGAGCACAGGATGTTACCCCTAAATCTAAAGCGAATCAAATAGAAAAATACGGTGTGTTTAAGTTCCCTCATTGCCCTGGCATTATCGACTATAGTCGATTAGGTTATATAATACCAGCTTGGGTTGACATGAAAATTTTTGCAAATAAAGCAGGTGTTATTGGTGAAATAGGTTCAGCAATCAGGGGGGATAGAGGCTTTAGACCGCCTATAAACATGGATGCTTCTATTGTTGATGGGTTCTTTACACCTGAGGATGGGGTTCCACTAACGGTTATAAAGTTTGAGTGCCCATGGTATATACGTACTTCGAAAAATATTTCTGCATTATGTTTACCCCCGCTATATCATGCTACCTGGCTAGATGATTTACATCTTTGGAGTGGTTCTGTTGATTATGAAAAATTCTCAGTAACGAACTTTATATGTTCGCCAAAACGAAAATGCAATGTTCATATTAAAGCAGGCGAACCATTACTGCATATTATACCTTTCTACGGTAAAGATATTGTTGCCGGATACGGGCCCGGTACAGACGCTCAAGTTGACTATACAAAAAATGAAGCATATGGAGACACACCGCAGTTCTATCGAAAATTATATGCAGTAAAAAAGATATTCAAGTTAAATCGAAAAGAACCGTAATATGCTGTAAAAAGATAGTCTGATTAACTATACTTTTCTAGAAGTTCTTTGTTTCCAATATATTATATTTTATAAGAATTCTATTAGTTACAACTATATTTGGGTTGTAACTTAGAAATTTACTTAATCCAAATTCTAAAAATATAAATAATGGTACGAGGGTTAATATGGCTTCTATTTCTAATCTTACAATCGACCAAGGTACAACATTTAATGCTACCATTTCGGTAGTTGATGATACTGGTACCGCTAAAAATCTTACAGGTTTTACTGGTCGAGCTCAATTGAAGAGGTCATACTACACAAATACTAATACAGCTTTTACCGTTACTATTGATAATCCGACCGAAGGTGAGATAGACCTTTCATTAACCGATACACAGACGTCTGCTTTGAAAGCTGGTAGATATGTCTATGACGTAGAAATTGTAACCACCAACTACGTTGAAAGAGTTGTAGAAGGAATAATAACAGTCTATCCCGAGGTAACCAAATGACTGCCGTAAGAGTTATACAAGGTACTAGAAACCCGGTTTCCGTGGTTCAAGGAACAAGCTCCACAAGCTCAATTGTAGTGAGACGCGCTGGAGATATAACTCTTACGAGTCTTACAGACGTAGATACTTCTTTACTAGAAGACGGTTATATTTTAACATATGATGAAGAGGCTAAAAAATTTAAGACTAAGCAGCTAATTGCTGACGGCGGCACATACTAAAGAGAGAGAGTAATAAATGTCAACATTAATTCAGATAAAACGTTCTGCTAATATTGCAGCGCCTTCTACTTCAGTATTGGAAGAAGGTGAATTAGCTTACTCGTATGATCAAAGTAATAATGGTGCAAACGCCAAACTTTATATTGAAGTATTAGACTCGGGTAGCAGCCCTGTAATACACACTCTTGGTGGTAAGTATTATACCGACAAGATTGATAATGCATCTAGCAGTACATCAGCAAACAGCCTGGTGTTAAGAGACAGCCTAGGTAGTTTTAGCGCAAACGTTATTACAGCTGCAACTTTTGTAGGTAACGTACAGGGTGTAATTGACGGGGTTGCTAATTCAGCAGCCAAACTACAGACTGCTAGAAACATTACCCTTGCAGGTGACTTAGAAGGTAATGTCTATTTTGATGGTACGGGTGATGTTACTATCAATGCAAACGTTAAATCTAACTCTGTTGCATTAGGTACAGACACTACCGGTGATTATGTTTCTAACGTCTTAGCTGGTACAGGTATTACCGTAACTGGCCAAGGCGGTGAGACAGCTACACCAACTGTTGCTCTAACTAACACTGGTGTTTCTGCTGGTCATTACGGTGGTGCAACTCAAATCCCAACATTGGTGGTTGATGCTCAAGGCAGAATAACATCTGCTACCAATACAAGTGTTTCCGTATCATTTACATTAGCAGCTGATTCTGGCGCTGGTGATACCATTAACAACGGGGATGTATTTAGAGTATCTGGTGGTGCAGGTATCGATACTTCTCTAACTGATAATACTATTACCGTTGCTCTCGAAACATCCGGTGTAGTTGCTAACACATACGGCAGCGCATCGAAGATTCCTGTAATAACCGTTGATCAATATGGTAGAATTACATCTGCAGCTAACGTAGCTGTAGCAGGTGTAACTAACTTCTCAGCATCTGGTAATACATTTACCATTTCAACTGCTGATGGTGGTTCATTCTCTGCATCGATTCAAGAAAATTCTGTTCGACTTGGTACAGATACTACCGGTAATTATCTTGCTAACGTTGTACCAGGCACTGGCTTAACAGGCTCTAACTTCGGAACTGAAGGTGCCACACCAACTATTAGTCTGGCAAGCACAGCAGTAACAGCCGGTTCGTACGGTGGTACTACCCAGATCCCAACCTTTGTAGTTGATGCCCAGGGTCGCTTAACATCAGCTGCTAACGTATCTATCTCAACCGATCTAAGCCTAGTAGGTGATTCAGGTTCTGATACGTTATCACTTGCATCTGAGACACTTGCCATTAAAGGTGGTACAGGTATTGGTACAAGCGTTGCAAGCAACGCCTTTACGATTGTTAATACCGGGGTAACAAGTTTAGCTGGTACAACAAATGAAATTACTGTATCTGCAGCAAACGGTTCTATCACGGTCGGTTTACCAGATGATGTAACTATAACGAGAGACTTAAACGTTCTCGGCAACTTAAATGTTACCGGTAATGTAATTACTCATAGTGCTGATAATTTAATTATTAATGACTCTTTAATTCAGCTTGCTAATAACAATACATCTTCTGATGTTGTTGATATTGGTTTCTACGGCAGCTACAACACTGATGGGGGTGAACACGAGCACGCTGGTTTATTCCGAGATGCATCTGATGGTAATTTCAGATTATTCCAAGGTCTGCAAGGTAGTGGTAACCTAACTACTACCGTAAATATTTCTGGTAATGGTTATTCTATCGCTACCCTGGTAGCAAATTTAACCGGAGGAACCGTATCTGGTCTGTCAGCCAATATTACAGTGGGTGATGGTGGTACAGGAAGAGGTACTTTAACAACAAATGCTATCCTGTATGGTCAAGGTACATCAGCAGTAGGTCTTGTTACCGGTACAGCGTATCAAGTTCTTCAGCTAAATGCTTCTGGTGTTCCGGTGTTTGGGGGTATTGATGGTGGTACATATTAATTAATTTTGAAATAGGGGGGCTTGTCCCCCCTTATGAGGTTTTATGCAGATTGATAACGCTAAATTTATGAATTTAGTTATGGAAAAAACTAATAAAAAATTAAATGATTTACAAGCCCAGGTAATAGTTTTAGAATCTCAATTGCAGTTAGCAGTAGAGATAAATAGTAAACTTAACGAGCAGATTGATAAGCAGAAGAAAAAAGAAAAACCTTCAGAATATTAATCTAGACTACATAGTCTAGAATTCGCTATATAGCAAAGGAAAAAGCCGTCAATGGCTGGCAATAGTATACAATTAAAACGATCATCAGTGTCGGGTAAAATACCAGACGCTGCTAACGTACAAGTCGGCGAACCCGTTGTAAACCTTGTCGATCGTATCCTCTACACCAAAGACGGTTCAGGTAATGTTATCGTCGTTGGTTCTAATCTTACCATTCAACTAGCTGATACAAGCAATACAGTCTCAAAATCCGTTTCCGATGTAAGAATCTTACAGTTTAATGAATCGGGTTTTGATATTATTGATAGAGCTAATGGTATAGCTAAAGTACAAGTAAGTGCGGTTCAGTCAAACCTATCAGTACTTAATCAAGGCACTTACATAACAAATTCAGTATCATCGATTAACTTTACTGGAACAGGAATAACAGCTTCGGCTGTTGGTAGTCAGGTAACTGTAGATATTGCTACTTCAAGCGGAGCCTTTGATTATGGTTTTGTGTATGAACCGTTTAGTAGCGCTACAGTCGATTATGGGGATCTTTGATTGGCCATTCAACTTCAATTAAGAAAAGGTAATACTCTTGCTCACAGCACATTTACTGGTGCTGCAGCAGAAGTTACAGTAGATACTTCTAAAAAGACTGTAGTTGTTCATGACGGGTCAACTGCAGGGGGATTTCCTTTAGCTTTAAAGACAGATGTTGCTAACCTTAACAGTAACATATCTGTATTAACAACTGCTAACATAGCCGAATCGGGTAATTTATACTTTACTAACGCTAGAGTTGTAGCAGCTCTAACAGCCGGTCAAAGTATTACTATTGATGCTAATGGTAGAATTAACTCTACCGCAACTGGCGGGGGCGCGGTCGATTCCGTTAACGGTCTTACCGGTACAGTTACCTTAACTACCGCTAATATAGCTGAATCAAGCAATCTGTATTTTACTAATGCTAGAGTATATTCCAATGTAGTTAGTATCGGATATGCAACTGTATCGCATGTAAGTAATGAGATTGCAAACCTTGTTAATTCAGCCCCTGCGACCCTAGATACGTTGAACGAACTGGCAAATGCTCTAGGAAATGACGCTAGCTTTTCAACAAGTATTATTAATTCATTAGCTACCAAAGCTAATACAGCTAGTCTAACAACTGCTAACGTTACTGAATTAACTAATCTTTATTTTACTAATACCAGAGCAATTAATGCCTTCACGGAAGGTACTGGTATTAATATCGATTCTAACGGGTTAATATCTTCGACAGTAACTGGAGATGTCGTTTCAGTTAACGGTCTTACCGGTACAGTTACCTTAACTACCGCTAATATAGCTGAATCGGGTAATTTATACTTTACTAATGCAAGAGCCATAAACGCCTTCACTGAAGGAGCCGGCATAAATATCGATGCTAATGGTTTGATTACCTCTACAGCAACCGGCACTGGTACAGTATCAAACTCTTTTACCACAATAAGTGTTACCGGTCAGAGTAGTTTATATGCAAACGGTGAATCAACATTAACTATTGCTGCTGCCGGATTATTAGATGTTACAACTAACAACGTTACAAATACTGTCACTATTGGGTCAACTAATAAAGTATTCCCATTTTATGATAATACTAACGTTTATAAGTCGATTCAACTGAGGATTTCAGATACTATTCTGAATCAATCTCTAGCTAATGTATATCTACCATTTACTAAGAGTGATGGTTCAAGCGTAACCACATTAAGGATTAACTAATGACTACCCGTATTCCGGTAAAAGCAATTTATGACGGTTCAAATGTAACCGCTTTAGGGGAATTTTTATCCGGGGATGTTGTCTCGGTATCTTACGGTGGTACAGGTGCAGAAGATGCTGCCAACGCCAGAATTAATCTTGAAGTTGATACTGCTAATATAAGAAATAAATTTAGCGCTAGCGGAAGTTTAAGCTATTCAAGCGGTACCGGTGTCTTTAGCTCTACAGCTAATGTCGTTTCCGTTAACGATCTTACTGGTACAGTCACCTTAACTACTGCTAACATAGCCGAGTCCGGTAATTTATATTTTACCAATGCTAGGTCTATTGCTGCGCTATCAGCTGGCCAGAGTATCACTATCGATGCCAATGGAAGAATTAACTCCACAGCAACTGGTGGTGGTGCAGTCGATTCCGTTAACGGTCTTACCGGTACAGTTGTTCTTTCAACGGCTAACATAGCTGAATCCGGTAATCTATATTTTACTAATACTAGAGTTGTAGCAGCTCTAACAGCCGGACAAAGTATAACTATCGACGCTAATGGTAGAATTAACTCCACAGCAACTGGTGGTGGGGCAGAAGGAGTTACCGATCAATACGCGAGAACGTTATCTATATTAGCACTGGGGTAAACAATGACTTTTGGTGTTAATGATTTAATCAACTGTATAAATCAAGCAGCTACTCGATCTAATTTAACTGCATTAGAGATACTTCAGTTAACTGGTTCTGAATGTCAGCTTAATGATAAATGTACTGTTTTTAGTGTTGCATGTCAAGCCTCATTGCCTACCGCTTCTTGTAATACTGGTAGATTTGTATACGTTACAAATGAATCTAAGTACTATTTTAGCACCGGGGCTGCTTGGACAAGCGATGTAAGCGGTATAACGAGCGCTGTTTGGTCGTGGGGAAATAATAGCGATGGGCAGTTAGGAGACAATACTACGGTAAATAAATCTTCACCCGTATCTGTTGTAGGAATCTTTACAGATTGGTGTCAAGTTTCATCCGGTCTTTGTCATTCATTAGCCGTTCGTTCTAACGGTACTGCAAGGGCGTGGGGAAATAATACGTGTGGTAGATTAGGGGATAATACAACGGAAAATAAATCATCACCTGTTTCGGTAGTAGGTGGGTTTACAGATTGGTGTCAGGTTTCAGCAGGAAGAGAACATTCCCTGGGGGTACGAACCAATAGCACGGCTTGGGCTTGGGGTTGCGGTGGCAGCGGAAGATTAGGAAATAATAGTACTACTAATAGAACATCTCCTGTTTCTATCATTGCATTTTCTGACTGGTCTCGTGTATCTGCAGGAGGATTTCATTCCCTAGGTTTAAGAACTAATGGAACAATTTGGGCTTGGGGGTTTAATGACTGTGGTCAGTTGGGGAATAATAGTACATCATCTACAAGTTCACCAGTCTCCGTAGTAGGAGGGTTTACCGATTGGTGCCAGCTATCGACCGGGTTTAAACATTCTTTAGCGATAAGAACAGGAGGCACAGCTTGGGCATGGGGCAACAATTATTACGGTCAATTAGGCGATGGCTACAGCGGCGCAGGATATACTAGATCGTCCCCTGTATCAGTAATAGGAGGATTTACAAATTGGTGTCAATTATCCGGCGGGTACATGTTTTCATTAGGTGTACGACAAAACGGAACGGCTTGGGGTTGGGGACGAGGTGCAAGCGGACAATTAGGTAATAATAGTGCCATTGGTAGTCAACCTTCACCAGTATCGGTAGTAGGGGGATTTACCGATTGGTGTAAAATAAGTGCTGGTTCTACACATTCGCTAGGATTAAGACAAAATGGTACGCTTTGGAGTTGGGGGAACGGCGACTCCTTAGGTAATAATTGTACTACTAATCGGTCGTCACCGGTATCTGTGGTAGGCGGGTATACAGATTGGTGGGATGTATCAGGCGGGGGAAATTCTAGCTTGGCTATAAGAAAGAGTTGCGGATTTTAAACTATGGATATTACTAATTTAATTTTAAAGCTTCAATCTAAAGTTAGCGATAATACCTATAATCAGTTAGCTGTAACTAAGTCAGTTGACTTAATGAAAGCAGGTCAAGTAAATCACGTAAATGCTATAGTGGATTTACCTGCGGCATCTGCATCTACTGGTAAAATGTATTATGTTAGAGGGTTGGGAATTTATTATAGTAATAGTACTAATTGGGTATCAATAGATACTATCAATCAAATACCTCAAGGATTTATGTATGCTTGGGGGTTTAATAATGCCGGTCAATTGGGTGATAATACAGTTACACAAAGAACTTCTCCAGTGTCAGTTGTTGGTAATTTTATAGATTGGTGTCAAGTTTCAGCAGGAACACGTAATTCACTTGCCGTGCGTACCAATGGTACTGCTTGGGGCTGGGGTCAAAACTTTTACGGTAGTTTAGGTGATAATTCTACAACATCTAGATCATCTCCTGTATCGGTTGTAGGTGGTTTTACAGATTGGTGTCAGATAAGTGCCGGGGGGTTTTTTGGTAATAATATAAGATTCTCTTTAGGTGTAAGACAAAACGGAACTCTTTGGGCTTGGGGTTACAACGCTCAAGGTCAAATAGGTGATAGTACTACAGTAAGTAAATCATCCCCTGTTTCTGTAGTAGGGGGATTTACTAACTGGTGTCAGGTATCAGGGGGGTCCGATTTTGCTTTAGCTGTAAGACAAAACGGTACTGCTTGGGGTTGGGGAAATAATAGTAATGGTAACTTAGGTGATAATAGTACTACTACTAGAACCTCTCCTGTATCTGTTGTAGGAGGGTTTACTGATTGGTGTCAGGTAAGCGCTGCACTCAGTCAGTCCCAACATTCCCTAGGGGTAAGACAAAATGGTACTGCATGGGCTTGGGGTAACGGTAGTAACGGAAGATTAGGTGATAATTCTACTGTTTCTAAATCCTCCCCCGTATCTGTTGTAGGGGGATTTACAGATTGGTGTCAAGTATCAGGTGGAAATAGTTTTAGTATTGGATTAAGATCAGGCGGGACCCTCTGGGCTTGGGGGTATAACGGTTCGGGTCGATTAGGTAATAATAGTACTACTGACAGTTCATCACCTGTTTCTGTAGTAGGTGGGTTTACAGATTGGTGTCAGGCAGATGCAGGTGTTGGTAATGCTGCGGCTGTAAGAACTAACGGTACAATTTGGGGATGGGGTCAAAACAACTACGGTCAATTAGGTGAAGGGCTTCAAGCCTTCAGTAGATCATCCCCTGTATCAGTAATAGGGGGATTAACTAATTGGTGTCAAGTTTCAGCAGGTTTTGGCCATGTGCTAGGTATAAGGTATAATTTAGACTCATGAACATAAACAACCTACAAGTACAGTTTCAATCTGCTGTTGAGAGTGCCAATACATTGGCTGCAGCGGATAACGTTAATTCTACCATGTACTATATTGAGCTTGCTAAGGCAGCTCAAACTTTCAACATGGGTCAAATTAGAACAATAGATCAAACCTGCAATTTACCCAACGTTTCAGTACATGAAGGTTGGCTGTACTTTGTGCAGAATGTAGATCGTTTATATTTTAGTAACGGTAATGTTTGGTCACAAGTTTCACCTGATCCTGTTTATAATAATGTTGCATATGCTTGGGGTAGAAATAATTGCGGTCAGTTAGGAGATAATACTGTTGTTAGTAAATCATCACCGGTATCAGTAGTGGGAGGAGTTACTAGCTGGTGTCAAGTAAGCGCTGGTTATAACCACACGCTAGCAGTCAGAACTAACGGTACAGCATGGGGATGGGGTAACGGTGTCGGAGGTAGACTAGGGGATAATACTGAAGTAGCTAAATCCTCGCCCGTATCAGTGGTCGGGGGGTTTACAGACTGGTGTCAGGTTTCTGCTGGTAATTTTACCAGTCTAGGTGTAAGATCTAACGGTACTGCTTGGGGATGGGGTTATCGTGATAATGGGGGTTTAGGTAATAATACCGGTTCCGGTGCTGTTGTTTTATCCCCTGTTTCCGTTGTAGGGGGCTTTACCGATTGGTGTCAAGTTGCCGCGACACCGAGCGGACCCGGAAGAGGTCATGGTGTAAAACAAGATGGTACACTTTGGTCGTGGGGATATAACGGTCAGGGTCAATTAGGGGACAATACTAATGTTAATAAATCATCGCCGGTATCAGTAGTAGGGGGATTTACTAATTGGTGTCAGGTGAGCACAGGTTATTTTACTGCCGCTGTAAGACAAGACGGTACTCTTTATGCATGGGGAGATAATACGGCTGGTAGATTAGGTGATAATACAATAGTAAGTAAGAGATCGCCCGTGTCTGTTGTAGGTGGTTTTACTGATTGGTGTCAAGTCAGCGCCAGTACGCATGCTTTAGCGGTGAGAACTAATGGAACAGCATGGTCATGGGGTTGCGGAACCTCAGGTAGGCTAGGTAATAATTGTACTACTAATAGATCATCCCCTGTTTCCGTAGTAGGGGGCTTTACCGATTGGTGTCAAGTTTCCGCTGGCTATAGAAAAAGTATGGGGTTAAGACAAAACGGTACTGTATGGTCATGGGGGGAGTCATATAATGGTAGTCTAGGAGATAATGGTACTAGCAACCAATCCTCGCCAGTCTCTGTTGTAGGTGGTTTTACTGACTGGGCGATCATCAGCGACCCCCAACATTACTACCATGCGCTAGCAATAAGAAGCACACGAATATCATAATAAACACTAAATAAATAATATCAGGAGATAAAAACATGTATGCGGTAATTTATGACAATAGAGTGCTGGTGGGTCCAATGAATTGGAATCGCGGCATGTTTCAAGGTACATTAGAGCGTCAAGGTATACAGTACCCCCTACCAAGAACTGCCCCAGATACCCTACCATTAATAATTAATGATCATGCTAAAATCATGAGTGTAGATGAAGTTAGACCGGAAATGAATCCGCTTGTAGAATACTACTATGGCCCGCTTTGGAACATTACTGATGATGTGGTCATAGCTAATTACGAAGTTCATGACTCACCGATTGATTCTATGAGATACAATTTAAAACAAGTTGCAGCTCAAGAAAGATATAAAAGAGAAGTTTTAGGTACAACAGCAACAATTCAAGATAAGACAGTGACTATTGATACCAATCGAGGGGCGCGTGATATCTTTGTTCAAAAATACTTACTAATGGCTAATAGTGATACTGTAAATTGGAAATTTCCTGAAGGTTGGCTAACTTTGACCAAGCAAGAGCTAGGATTAGTTGTACAAGCAGGTAATCAGTATATTCAATCTTGCTTTGATTGGGAGTTAAATATCTCAGATCAAATAGATACTGCTGATACTAAAGAAGAATTGTTGGCCATCACCATAGTTGAGTAATTATGCCAACGGTAAATGCTAGCTGTATATTATCTAAATTAAATACTCAATTATGCAGACCGTATAATCTGGTGGATTATACCCCTGACGATATTCTAGCGTATGCTTTGTCTGGTAACAACTTAAACGACATCAGTATTATCACTGCTGCAGATAAGTATAGTTTACCGTATCTTTATTATGGTAGTAATATATTACCCGATGGAATGGTATATTATGTTGAATCGTTAGGTATTATTGCTGTAAGTTCAGGTAATACTTGGCTTGCGCTGGATGGTACAGTTTTAAGAACAGACGCGCAATACAATAATGCAGTTTGGGCGTGGGGTTGTAATAGTGTAGGGCAGTTCGGAGATAATTGTACAGAATCGAGGTCGTCACCTGTTTCCACAATAGGAGGATTTACCGATTGGGGTCAAGTGAGCGCAGGTTGTCAGCATACGCTTGGTTTACGTAATAATGGGGTCCTTTATGCTTGGGGGTCTGGAGAAGCTGGTAGATTAGGTAACAATTGTACTACTAGTAGATCCTCTCCTGTATCTGTAGTAGGAGGATTCACTGACTGGTGTAATATTAGTGCAGGGCATAGATTTTCTGTTGGTATACGGCAGAACGGTACTGCTTGGGGATGGGGGTATAACTATCAGGGGGCATTGGGGGACAATACTAATGCTAATAAATCATCGCCAGTTTCAGTAGTAGGTGGGTTTACCGATTGGTGTCAAATTTCAGGTAACAGAACCGGTACCTCCAACAGAAACACCACATTAGCCGTAAGACAGAACGGTACAGCATGGGGGTGGGGGTTAAACGATCGAGGGCAGTTAGGCGATGGTACGACAACTAGTCGTCGATCCCCTGTTTCCGTAACAGGGGGGATTTTTAACTGGTGTCAGGTATCAGCAGGTGCCCAGCATTCTTTAGGTTTAATTCAAACCGGGGTCCTTTATGCATGGGGGTATGGGAGTTCAGGTAGGCTGGGTAATAATAACACAGTAAGTTGCTTATCCCCTGTTACAGTGGTAGGTGGTTTTACTGACTGGTGTAATATTAGCGCTGGCTATGATCATTCAGCAGCAGTGAGAACTAACGGTACCCTTTGGACATGGGGAGCAAGTGGTTCGGGTCAGTTAGGAAATAATTGCAGTCCATACGGGACGAATCGCTCATCCCCGGTTTCCGTGGTAGGGGGATTTACTAACTGGGGTCAGGTATCTGCCGGCTGCCGATATAATATAGCTGTACAACAAGGGGGGACTGCCTGGGCGTGGGGAAATAATGACTACGGCCAACTCGGTACAAACAATAATACCAGCAGGTCCTCACCTGTATCAGTTGTAGGTATCAATAACTGGTTTCAAGTAACCACCGGTGGTAGACTTAGCGTAGGAATTACATTCGATTAAATATGATTAATACTCAACCGCTTATAGATAAAATATGCAGCCTGCTATGCGCAGGAGGCTTAACCTCTTTGCAGTGCTGCCAAGCAGAAAACGCACTTACTATTCTGTGCCAGCCAGTTTTTAAAGTTTCTACTTGCACCAATCTACCTAACGCTACTACTTATAATGGTAGAATGGTATATGTGGATGATGAAAACAAATATTACTACGCTGTTCAAGGGGCGTGGAACAGCGATTTTTCAACCTTTTCGCATGCGGTAAGCTGTCAGGCATATGTATGGGGACGTAACTATAATGGTGTGTTAGGAGATAATACTACTGTAAATAAATCTTCGCCAATTTCCGTATTAGGAGGCTTTACCGATTGGCGTCAGGTGTCAGCCGGTTATCAACACTCTTTAGGGTTAAGAACTAATGGTGTGTTGTATGCTTGGGGATGCAATGGCCAGGGGCGATTAGGTGATAATTGTACTACTAACAGATCATCACCGGTTTCTGTTGTAGGATTTACTGACTGGTGTCAAGCGGCCGCCGGGAGAAATTCTACTTTAGCAGTAAGAACTAATGGTTCGGCTTGGGCTTGGGGTAGTAACGAAAGTGGTCAACTAGGTGATAATACTACTGTTAGCAAATCCTCGCCTGTATCAGTTGTGGGTGGCTTCACCGACTGGTGTCAAATAAGTTCTGGTTACAAGTATTCTTTAGCATTAAGATCAGGCGGGACCCTCTGGGCTTGGGGGTATAACGGTTCGGGTCGATTAGGTGATAATAGTGCTACTAATAGATCATCACCGGTTTCTGTGGTAGGAGGATTTACTGACTGGTGTAATATTAGCGCTGGCCATACGCATTCAGCAGCAGTAAGAACAAATGGGACTGCCTTTGCCTGGGGGCGTAATAATTACTGGCAGATAGGTAACGGGGGTAACACTAGTGCCTCATCTCCTACCCAGGTGTCAACATATACTGATTGGATTCAGGTTAGCGCGGGTAATAATTTTACGTTAGGGGTAAGATCAAACGGGACTGCCTGGGGATGGGGATCCACGCGTTACGGTCAGATAGGTGTTAATAAAGGGGGTAATTATTGTTGTATTACCCCTGCTTCAATAGTAGGTGGTTTCACCGATTGGTGTCGGGCTTCAGCAGGCTTTCGGCATTCCCTGGGGGTTCGAACCAATGGTACAGCTTGGGCTTGGGGGGATAATAATTACGGTCAGTTGGGGAATAATGCTACAGGAGATTTATCATCTCCTGTTTCTGTTGTAGGTGGTTTTACTAACTGGGCCCAAGTTAGTGCGGGTCGAAGATTCTCACTAGGCAGAACAATAGCAACAGTCCCACTGCAGAGTATATAAAATGCCAACACTCAGTGAAATTCAAACTTGTATAACAAATTTAACAGCCAACTCTGAAGTAACCGAGATGGTTGTACTCGCTGCTGAAACTAGCAATGCTACTACTAATCGTTCAATAGTAGTGTCTGATACGGGTGATTTACCTGATCAAGCTACTAATAGTATTTCAGTAGGTACAGTAATATTTGTACAATCTCTCTGTATACCGGTAGTAGCCGGTGCTGGTTGTTGGATGTCTCTAGACAACCGTATTTTACGACAGGACTGTACGTCAGGTCAAGCGTGGGGGTGGGGTGACAATTATCGAGGCAAACTCGGGTTGGGCGATGTTAATGATAGATCCTCCCCCGTTTCGGTTGCAGGTGGTTTTACTGACTGGTATGATATAAGCGCCGGTGTTAATCATTCATTGGCAGTTAGAAATAACGGCACCGCATGGAGTTGGGGGCAGTATGGTAGCGGAAATTTAGGTGATAATTGTAATTTACATAGATCCTCCCCAGTCTCCGTAGTAGGAGGTTTTACCGATTGGTGTCAGGTATCTGCATTCTGTCATTCCTTAGGTTTAAGAGAGAATGGTACTCTTTGGGCATGGGGGTTTGGTAATTATGGTGTGTTAGGTAATAACAGTACTAATATACCACGATCATCCCCGGTTTCTGTGGTAGGAGGGTTTACTGACTGGTGTCAAGTAAGTGCCGGATTTAAGTTTTCCCTTGCACTAAGAACTAATGGTACGGTGTGGAGTTGGGGTTGTGCTACTGACGGTCAACTAGGTGATAATACTACTGTTAGCAAATCCTCGCCTGTATCAGTTGTGGGTGGCTTCACCGACTGGTGTCAAATAAGTGCTGGCGGTGGTCATTCATTAGCCGTAAGACAGAACGGTACAGCATGGGGGTGGGGAAGGAATAACTGCGGACAGATAGGCGATAATACAACTACTAGCCGCTCATCACCTGTATCTATCATAGGAGGCTTTAGTAATTGGAGTCAAGTAAGTGCTGGGTATTGTCATTCGCTAGGTATTGTAGGTAATAGTAGCCTACTGGCCTGGGGTCGTAATGCCAATGGTCAGTTAGGGGATAATAGTGCTACTGATAGAACATCACCGGTTTCCGTGGTAGGAGGATTTACTGACTGGTGTCAAATAAGCGCAGGTAAATACGGTCATTCGTTAGCAGTAAGACGAAATGGAACAGCTTGGGCTTGGGGTAATAACGCCGACGGTATGTTAGGGGAAAACCAGTCATCATCAAGATCATCGCCCGTTTCTGTCGTAGGGGGTTCTGTTGGCTGGTACGAAGTAAGTGCTGGAAGATTACACTCACTTGGTATTCAAAAGTATTGATTTTTAATAAAATATACTATATAATTTAATTTGTTATTTTTACTTGGATAAAATTATGAAGATTAATATTGGTGCAGGGTCAACAAAAATTGAAGGTTTCGTAACCTGTGATTATGATGCTAGAGAAAATCCAGATTATTGTTTTAATTTAGAAAAAGATCCTTTCCCCTTCCCGGACAATTCCGTCGAAGTAGTTGTAGCCCATCATGTATTAGAGCATCTAGGAGAGGGCTACTTCCATTGCTTGCAAGAACTGTATCGAGTCTGCAAGCACGGTGCTACTATCGATATACGTGTACCCCATCATCGACACGATTACTTCTACGACGATCCCACTCATCGTAGACCAGTAACTGTTGGTGGTCTGCTTTTATTTAGTAAAAAACACAACAGACTGTGCGAAGAGCAGGGCGCTGCTTCTTCGAGATTAGGTTTTTATTTTGGTGTTGATTTTGAGATTTTAGACTGGAATTACATACCTTCTAAAGAATTTAAAGATCAGTTTGTAGGCATGCCGCGAAATGAAGTAGAAGCTTATTTAAAACAACATAATAATATTATTGAAGAATTGTGGGTGAAACTTGTCGTCATTAAAGAATAAAGAATTTAAGATCCAAGATTTAACTACTGTTGTAATGGATTTGCTTGGTAATGAAAAACGAAAAATCGTTTTTGAAATGCTTGAACATTACTTTAAGCGTGCAGATTCAGTAGAAGATTTTGATACACTTGGATATCTTTCCCTAAAAGCAGAGCATAGACCTCTTTACTTGAAATGTGCAGAGGCTGCTTACTCTAGAGCTGAAAACGCCGATCAACTTTACATTGCTCGCGCTAATTTATATAAAGCCTATAATGCATTGAATCAGCCGGAAAAAGCTCTTTTCTATATCGATCTTAATTTAAAATTAACCCCAGATGATTTTGAAACTCAAACACAAAGAGCATTTAATATAGCTTTAATGGGTGATAGAAAAACTTCCGAAGATTTGTTACTTTCTTTGGCTGAAAAACACCCTGAAAAAGCTGATGATATGAAGAATGCTTTAAGCGGAAAGGTATTAAGAGAAGGAAGGATCGCTGAAGGTGTACTGGCGTTCATGGGCTCTATTAAACCTAAGAACGGAAGATTTGAAGATGCTTTAGGTATGACTAAATGGTCCGGTACAATTCAACCAGGCAGAATTATTTACGTTGATGGTGAGGGAGGTATTGGTGACGAGATAATTAACATAAGATTCTTTGATCATATTAAAGATCTAGGTATGAGACCAATATTATATTCTACTTGGTCAAAGTATAGAGAGGATACAGTTAGTCTGTTTCGTCGCAACGGATATGAAGTAATAACTGAAACATACTCTATAGATAGAAGACAGCTATGGACTCCTATGATGAGCTTGCCTGGGTATCTTAATTTAACTGAGGATAAGCTTTGGCGAAAACCTTATCTTATCCCGGTAAGGAATCCTAAAAATAAAATCAATAGTGACAAATTTAAGATAGGTATTAAATGTTCCGGTAATCCATATTTTTCCCAAGATGAATACCGCAAGATACCTCTTGAGTTGTTGCTCAGCTATATACCTGAGGGTGCAGAGGTTTATTACATTGATAAAGAAGATGGTCACCCAGGTTGTATTGACTTAGGCAGTAGAATTGATACTTGGGAGGATACTTTAGATTTTATTGATCAAATGGATTGTATTGTAAGCAGCTGCACCAGTTTAGTACATGCAGCAGGAGCGATAGGAAAGACATGCTTTGTTGTTGTACCTATTGCTGAATACTATATCTGGTCCACTTCGCATAAAGGTACCACTACCCCTTGGTATGGTGACAATTTTCAAGTTCACAAACAAACTAAAGTGAGAGATTGGCACACACCGCTTAATAATGTTAAACAAGAAGTACTTAAATTAATGAGTAAATTATGAAACAATATCATTTTATAACTGGCTTACCGCGATCAGGGTCAACCCTTCTTACCTCAATACTAAGACAGAACCCCCGCTTTCATTCCTCTATCACCGACCCTTTAGCTAATTTAGTAAAAGGGGTAATTGAGGCTACACAAGATAGCCCCGGGTCGAAAGCAGAGGTTCCTGTACAGCGAAGAAAAAATATAGTTGCCGGGTTGTTTGACGGTTTCTATCAAGATGTTGATAAGCCGATTATTTTTAATACTAATCGCGCTTGGACATATTTAACGGGTGTTATAAAAGATCTTTACCCTAAATCTAAATTTATTGTATGTGTTAGAGATATTAACTGGGTCTTGGATAGTTTTGAACTAGCGCACAGACGCAATCCTTTCTCAACTAATACAGTAACCGGGGGTCTTTCAGGTTCGGTTTATTCCAGAGCAGAATCCCTTTTTTCAGAAGCCGGTGTAGTAGGTTTTCCTTATGTGGGTATTAAGCAAGCAATAACCGGTCTAGAAAAAAATTTACTTTTTATCTTAGAGTATGAGCAACTAGCTAAACAACCTGAGCAAATGTTAAAAGCCCTGTATAATTTTATTGATGAGCCTTATTTTCAGCATGATTTTAACAATGTAGAAGCAAGTTGGGATGAGTATGATCAGGAAATCGGTATAAAGCTACATGATGTAAGAAAGCGAGTAGAATTCAAGGCTAGGGATTTTATCCTACCCCCGGACATTTTAAATAAGTATCATGGTTTAGAAGTTTGGCGTAAATAATGTTGAAATAATAAAGTCATGAAAACATTAGATATTATCTTAAGAACCTGTGACAGAACTAACGTTCACGTAGATTGGAGAGTAAGATACTGTGATATTCCAAAAAATGATATTGTTGTAGGCTGTACTAGATCGCTTGTAAATAGTATAAAAAATGTACGCGATGTACTTATCAAATTAACAGTATTAGATGATAGTTCCTCTGAGGAAACTGTTAGTAAGATAAAACAAATAATAGAAGAAGTTAACGGTGAGTTTATATCTTTACCGGAGCAGGGGTACAATTATTCAGCGCATCAACAATGGTTGCTATGTAGAGATAGTCATGCAGATTTAGTATACTCCGTTGAAGATGACTATCTGCACCAGCCTTCTGCTATTCAAGAAATGATTGATAGTTTTTATACCTTCTCTGATAGATTAAAGCGAGATGATATAGTATTGTACCCTTTTGATGAACCAAGTGAATATAATCCCCCAAGTAGAACGGATTTTATTGTACATGGCTCTAACAGGCATTGGCGTACCGGTGTTTTTACTACAAATGTCTTATTCACTACACCTCAGATATTTAAATCTAACTGGGGGCTGTTTGAGACCTTGGCACTTAAATATAACGGGAATTATCTTAAACCTAGAACAGAACATTATGAAGAATCAAACACCATATGGAATATTTGGTTAGATAATCGAGCGATAAGATTTAATCCTATACCAAGTCTAGCATTACATTTACAGTTTGATCAGCAGAAAGACCCTTTTATTAAATGGGAAACCTGGTGGGATGAGTATACTAAATAATATCTTTATTATCACATCTACTATAAACACACCATGGGGACATATTTCGATAAGTGATCGGTATCTACAAACACTCGAAACTATAGATTCTATAAAGAAAAAAGATCCAGCTGCAATAATTATCTTAATAGATAATTCTTCTTTTCCTCTTGAAAATAAATGGTATAATGAGCTTTCAAAAAATGTAACCTTCTTTATTGATATTGGAAGTAGAACACCTTGTAAAGAGCTAAACAATTCAGGTGCAAAAGGTGCTGGCGAAGCATATATGTTACTAGTAGCTTTAGATCTAATAATACTAAATAAATTAGCTCCAAAGAGAATCTTTAAGATATCTGGTCGATATAAACTAAGTGATCAATTCGATATTAATTTTTATAATAATCTACACGACTGTTATGTATTTAAAACTCGCCATACTAACGATTATAATGCTATATCCCTACACACAAGACTTTGGTCCGTATGTGGTACGCTAATTGATAATATGGGTAATTTAATATCCAAATCATTTTATGAACACTTAGTTCAAGGCATAACTATTGAAGAAGCTATGTTCATGTATATTGATAAATCTAAATTAATGGAAGTAGAAAGTATACATTGTGAGGGTATCATTGCCCCCTGGAATATGTTAATAAATGACTAATACAACTTTTATAATTAACGGTGGTGCAGGTAGGGTTATAACGGCAATACCCGCTTTAGAGAAATTTCATCGTCTCAACCCGGGTAATAACTTTAAGGTGCTTGTTCATGGGTGGGAGAGTCTGTACTGGAGTCATCCTCTACTTCAACAGCGAACTATAGGTATACATCAGAAAGATATATTTGATAATTATGTAAAGCCTAATATTGTTGTGTGCCCAGAGCCTTACTATCTTTATGATTATTATAATCAGAAGATTTCTCTTACTGAAGCTTTTGATCGAGAAATAAATAAGACCGAAGATCATTCAGATCTTACCAAGCCTAATCTATATCTAAGTACATACGAAAAAAATTCGGTTAAAAGAATAATACAGGAGTTTAAAACGAATAAAAATAAGAGTAAAGTAATTGTATTTCAGCCTTACGGCAGTTCAATGCAGATTAATAATAATAGGCCTTATGATACTTCTCATCGGAGCTTAGATTGCGACGACTATCTCTATATGATAGAAAATATTAGCAAAGATAGTTTAATATTCTTTTTCGGTCCTAAGGAACTTAGACATCCGGGCGATAATATATCGGTAGATTTTCAAAATCTTAATACTGATCTTCGAATGTTTATGGCTTTAATTAGTGAGTGTGATTATTTTGTAGGGTGTGATTCGGTTGGTCAGCATATGGCGCGCGCGTTTGATAAGCCCGGTGCTGTATTCATGGGCTCAACTTTCGAGAAAAATGTAACATATCCAGATCATTTCAGGATTTTTAGGAAAGAAGATAGACAGCCTGTATATAACCCTATCAGGCTCGGAGGTGTAGACGGCGAATTTACAGATAGAATAAACGATGGTATAATGTCTTTCTCAAAAACTGAGTTGAAACATTGGTGTAATATTATTAACCATGACATTTATTCGGAATAATATGGGTATAGAGCAAATAAAAAATGTTATTTTAGTTTCCTCTGGAAAAGGAGGTGTGGGTAAGAGTACTGTTGCAGCTAATCTTGCAGCTTCTCTTTCTATGTTAAATCTTAAAGTAGGTATGTTTGATTCTGACATATACGGTCCTAGTCAGTTTATGATGTTCGGATTGGAGAACAATCAACCATATAATCTTACAGAAGATAAAAAATTTACTTTACCGTTTGAAGCTTACCAACTAAAAATAATGTCGATAGCTAGTAGTATTAGAGATGATCAAGCTGTAAGTTGGCGAGGACCAATGGCCACTGTTGCCCTTAAAAACTTATTATTAAATACGGTATGGGGTGAATTGGATTATCTTATAGTTGACATGCCCCCGGGTACCGGTGATATTCAGATATCACTTTGTGAGATTATTCCACACGCTAAAGCTGTAATCGTAACAACCCCTCAAGATGTAGCATTATTAGATTGTAAGAAAGGTATTGAGCTATTCGTACAAAGAAATATTAAGATAGTGGGTATTGTAGAAAATATGAGTGGACACTTGTGTAACCATTGTAATAATGTCGATTATATTTTTGGGGAAAATGGTGCTGATAGTTTAAGTGAGAAGTATTCAGTACCAGTTCTCGGTAAGATACCTCTTCAGACATCAATTAGAATAAAAGCAGATCAAGGAATACCTATAGCTTTTAATACCGGTAAAATAAGCGATATTTACAGATCTATAGCGGAGAAAGTTTGTGAAAGCATCTAATAGACCCATGGTAAAAATGCTCCATGCAGATGGATTTTTTCCAGCTGGAGATGTAGAGCGCTGCGCAGCTGTAGTCAGAGATATTAGGTTCAGCGAAAAAGAGTACGGTTACGAGCTAGATAATTTTAATATGGTTTTAAGCGGGTTAGAACCTATATTAGGTAGAGTACTGGGCGAACGCGTAATAATTGATCATAAAAGATCTGGAATATTTCGTAGACCCTTCAACAACATTATTCATTTCGAAGATTTTAACTCTCTCAATGAATGGTGTTTCATAGTAGCACTTGAAAAAAATACCTTAAATTTATTTCATCATAAAAATAAAAACGGGGCAATAGATGCAAAATCTGCTTTAGAGGGTTATGAATTTAACTACAGAAACTTATTCGAATGGGATCTACACACTAACGTAATGCTAGAACCAAATCAAGGTGTTTTTATAAGACCGTGGGTATTCCATACACTGGATTCAAATTTAGTTCAATATTATAGATTAATAACTGATAGACACTTCAGAGTTTTAGTAATGGGTAAGCCCGGTTCGAGTAGAAAGCTAGTAGTAGATGAACTAACAAAGCATTTTGATCAGTGCAGAGTACTTAATAGTAGAGAACAGAGAGTAATACATAAAGATATTGACTATACAGAAGGAGGTAGGTTACGACATACTAACAGACTTTTAACTATGGCTCGTAATTCGGCCGCAGATGATATTGTACTAATTAATTCAGTCTGCCCTCTCGACGAACAACGCAGCATTTTAAATCCTGATTTATTATTCTGGATAGATGATACTGATGAGGTATTTGAAGAGTTTCAAGAACCTAAGATGTATGATAGCAGATATACTGCAATAAATAACCTAGCAATTGAAGATATGATTAGACGTATCAATACTAAGAGGTAACTATGAACAGTACTAAAAAGATTTACGTGATTGATAGAAACGGCAGAATGCACTTGATTGAATTTACCCCTGACTTAACAATCAATGGTACACTCACCGACCCCGATCACGCTGTAACTCATCTTGAAAGTCTATTTCAAAGTAGAAGTGATATAACTTTTAAAACGAATAACTTCGTAAAAGTATTTGACTCTAAAAAACTGATAGGATATCAAATAGTCCCTATTCATGAGTAGGTAAAAAGAATAAATATTAATTAAATTTACGGAAAATTTATGGCTAATCCTTCATCTAGACAAGAACTTATAGATTATTGTCTGAGAAAATTAGGTCATCCTGTACTTGAAATTAATATTGATGACGACCAGATCGAAGATAGAATTGACGAAGCTTTTCAATTTTATCGCGAGTTTCACTATGATTCGGTTGAGCTTGTATATCTTTCTGAGAAGATAACGGCAAGTACTCTTCAAATTACCGGGGTTAATGCTGCATCTTTCCTAAATGGTGAAAGACTAACAGGTGTATCTTCTGGTGCGACTGCTACTGTAATATCTAATATTTCTGCTAATAGAATATCCATTAAGAATGTATCCGGTACATTTACCCCTGGTGAGACGTTTTCAGGGGGTACGTCAAGTACTTCTGCGGTGATTAGTTCTGTTACTTTAGGTAATTTTGATAACAAATATCTTTCATTAAATGATAACATTACAGGTGTTGTAAAGATCATGCCGTTTTCCTCCAAGACTCGAGGAATCGATATGTTTGATGTTAGATATCAAATCCTGCTAAACGATCTATATTCCTTACAATCAACCGATATAATATATTACAGTCAGGTTAAGACGCAGCTTAATCTTATCAATGATATTCTTGTAGGACAAAAACCTACTCGCTTTAATAGACATCAAAATCGTTTGTACATCGATATGGACTGGAATACTGATGTTGAAATCGGAGACTACGTTGTTATCGAAGCGTATAGAATTCTTGATCCTAGTACATTCACTGACGTATATAACGATCATTTTCTCAAACGATACGCAACTGCATTATTAAAGCAACAATGGGGTGTTAATCTAAAGAAATTTGAAGGTGTTCAATTACCCGGGGGTGTTACACTGAATGGTCAAAAGATCTTTGATGAAGCTACTGAAGAGTTAAAAGAACTTAGAGATGAAGCAGAAAAAACATATCAGTTACCCGTTGATATGTTTGTAGGTTGATTCTCTCATGTTCGACATATGCATTATAGCAGTAACTGAAATCTACGGCCACCGCAAAGATACCGTCTATGCCCACTAACTTTTATTTTCAGTCTGGTATACCCGGGGGAAGAGCCTCAGAGCAGCTGCTCATGGAGGACATCATAATCGAATGCCTGAGAATATATGGATTCGATGTATATTATCTGCCGAAAACAGCTGTAAATAAAGACCAGATTTTTACAGAAGACGCCTTACAAAAATACGATAATGCATTTCCGTTGGAGATGTATATGAGTAACGTAACCGGTTTCGAAGGCGAGGGTGATCTTCTTTCTAAGTTTGGGGTAGAGATAAGAGATACTGCAACATTTATCGTATCGAGAAGAAGATGGGATGATGTAGTAGCTAAATCAGGAACAGCAGCGCTTACTACAAGACCTGCTGAAGGTGATGTTCTATTCTTCCCTCTTACAAATTCTTTCTTTGAGATTAGAAGAGTCGAGACACGCGACCCGTTTTTCCAGGTTGGTAAGCTTTACGTATACAAACTGGAATGCGAGCTAATGCAGTTCTCGTCAGAAAGATTCAACACAACTATCGACTCAATAAATGATCAAGCAGATATAGAATCTATTTCTATTACTGAAGAATATACTTTAGATTTAGAAGATAATTCAAGATTCTTAATTGAAGCAGAAGCCGAAGTTCCGCTTATCCTAGAAAACTTCCTGCTTAATGTAATTGACCCCTCTGCACAAAATGAAAACTTTGAGGACGAATCAGGTATTCTAGATTTCTCTGAAACTAACCCATTTGGAGAGGTTCTATAATGCTTCAAAAATTCTACTGGGGTACGATTCGAAAATCGGTTGTAGCTTTTGGTAATATATTTAACGATATCTACCTCGATAGATTAGATTCGTCTGGTAACGTTGTACAGACGTTGAAAGTACCCTTGTCGTACGCACCTAGACAAAAATTTCTAGCAAGAGTTGAAGCTGAGCCAGATCTTCCAAATGCTAAATTTCAAATAAGTTTGCCTAGAATGGCGTTTGAAATGACCGGTCTGTCTTACGACCCAAATAGAAAATTAAGTCTGGTTCAAAAAAATAGAGTAAATAATACCTCAACGTCAACCAGTACTGTTCAATTTGTACCAACACCATATAATGTTTCTATGTCGTTGTACCTGTATTCAAAAAATCAAGATGACGGTCTGCAGGTAATAGAGCAGATTCTTCCTTATTTCAATCCTGATTTTAACTTAACATTGAATGCTGTTCCGAGTATGAATATTAAGAACGACCTATCTATCGTATTAGATAATGTGGCTTACGAAGATACTTATGAAGGTAATTTTACTTCTCGTAGATCTATTATATGGACACTTAATTTTACACTCAAGCTTAACTTCTTTGGACCGGCGAGCAGACAAAGTCTCATTCGTACTTCTATTGCTAATATCTTTAATGATGAAGCGAGAACTCAACAGATACTAAGATACAGTGCAACGGTAGATCCAGGAACTGCTGTACCAGGGGATGATATTGATTTCATTGAAATGTTTGAGGATTTCTAATGTTAATGGATCAAAATCTTTCCAATCTTTTCAATGTAGAACTTGCTATACAAGAAATATCTCCTATTATCGAGAAAGATAATACTGATGAGATTACTAGTGATTTTAATCTGGCAAGAAATACTCTTAGAAAACTTATTGATGTTAATAACGATCTCATCAATAACATGGTAGATAACGCTAAGAGGTCTGAGAGAGGATCTGCATACGAAGTAGCCGGTCAGTTGATTAAGACACAAACCGAAATTGCTAAGAGCCTTCTATCGGTGCAAAAGCAGAATCGTGAATTAAAAGGTGATGAGGTACCTACATCAAAGATAGGTAATCAAACTAACAATATATTATTTGCAGGGTCTACAGCAGAACTTATGAAATTAATAAGTGCGCAGAAGGCTAATATAATTGACTCAAAGTAAAAACTCCTACAACGGTAATAGATCACTCAAGCAAATAGGTTTCGTAATTCAGTATACCTCAGAACAGGTATCTGAATTAATGATTTGCAAAGACGACCCGATCTATTTTATTCGTAAATATTGCCAGATAGTATCTCTTGACTCAGAGATGCTTATTCCTTTTGATCTCTTTCCTTATCAAGAAAGATTTCTAAATGCAATTCAAGAAAATAGACGCGTTATTAGTATGCAGCCTAGACAGATGGGTAAGTCCCAGGTAGTGGCTGCATATGTTCTCTGGTATACGCTTTTTAATAGAAACAAAACAGTTGCTATCCTTGCACACAAATCAGATGGTGCAATGGAAATTTTATCTCGTTATCAATTAATGTATGAAAACCTACCTTTGTGGATGCAGCAGGGTATAAAGACATGGAATAAGGGTGACGTAGAGCTTGAGAACGGGTCATCCGTATTTACAGCAGCAACATCTCAGTCTGGTATTCGTGGTAAGTCAGTAAACTTACTGTATGTGGACGAGGTGGCAATTGTACCAAATAACATCGCAGAGCAATTCTTTACATCCGTATATCCCGTAGTATCAGCCGGTCAAACAACCAAGATCATTCTTACATCTACTCCGCTAGGATATAACCACTTCTGGAAGTTTTGGAATGAAGCAGAAAGAGGTACAAACGGATTTATTCCAATTAAAGTGGAATATTTCGAACATCCAAAGAGAGATTTAAAGTGGGCTGAAGAGCAGAAAGCACTTCTAGGTGAAGTTAAGTTTAATCAAGAGGTGTTGTGTAAGTTCTTAGGTTCCACTAACACACTTATCTCCCCTGATGTTATTTCTAATCTTTCACCGAAGAGTTACATATACGAAAAAGATAATCTAGATATACTAGAATCTCCTCAATTAAATAATTCTTATTTTATAACAGTAGATACATCAAGAGGGGTAGGAGGAGATTACTCTGCTTTTACCGTTATTGATACTACAAAGTATCCGTTTTCTGTAGTAGCTAAATATCGCAATAATACAATCAGCCCGCTGTTGTACCCGGATATTATAGTAAAACTGGCTAAAGATTATAATAACGCTTATATTCTTGTTGAGATAAATGATATAGGTCAACAAGTTGCTGATTTAATATATAATGAATTAGAATATGAAAATATGATATGGGTGGGGAGCGATGCAAGGTACGGTCAGACGCTATCTATATCCGGTAAAAACTCCAGCCTAGGTATTAGAACAACCAAACAGATTAAGAGAATAGGTTGTTCATCTCTAAAATCTCTGGTTGAAAATAGTAAACTGTTAATTTTTGATAAAGATATTATTTCCGAAATCTCAACATTTGTTGAAAATAAAGGGTCGTTTGAAGCAGATGAAGGATATAATGACGACTTAGTAATGACTTTAGTTCTTTTTGCATGGGCCTCTAACGACCCGTTATTTAAAGATCTAATGAATTCTAATAACCGTAAAGCCTTATACAGCCAACAAATTAAGAATATAGAAGAAGATTTAACACCATTCGGCTTTATTGATAATGGTGTACCTGAAGATGCAGTAGAAGTAGCAGGCAGTGATCTCTGGCTTACAGACTCATATAATAAAGATCTCCAAGCATTCATACGTGAAAATTATACTCGTTAAAATTTTGCTATTTATAAATATACACGAGAGATTTTTATTATGAAAAATTACACATTATAAGGAGAAGAACATGACCTTTCAGCTTTCACCAGGTGTTCTAGTTACCGAAAAGGATCTGACAGCTGTCGTTCCTGCGGTTGCTACTACTGCTGGCGGTTTTGCTGGTGCTTTTCAATGGGGTCCTGTAGATCAAGTTGTTGTTGTAGAATCAGAAAATCAATTAGTAGAAAGATTTGGTAAACCAAACAGTACGGTTTATCAATCTTTCTTTACTGCTGCTAACTTTCTGTCATATGGAAACAACCTACAGGTAGTCCGCGTTGTTAACAAAGCTACTGCTAAAAACGCCGTTGTACAATCAGCTAACGCCCTACTTATTACAAACGAAACCAAATATGAAGATACTTATTCGGATGGATCTGCAACTGTAGGTGAATTTGCAGCTAAGTATCCAGGTGCATTAGGTAACTCATTAAAAGTTTCCGTAGCAGATGCTAATACATATAGCTCTTGGGCTTATGCCTCGCAATTCGATACAACCCCTTCTACGTCTACATACGCAAGCGATCTTGGCGGAAGCCATGATGAACTTCATGTAATTGTAATTGATGAAGACGGTCTGTGGACAGGTGTATCTGGTAGTGTTCTAGAGAAGTTTTCTTATCTTTCGAAAGCTACCGATGCTAAGAGACCAGACGGTACATCTGCTTATTACAAAGACGTACTAAACAATCAGTCGAAATATATCTGGTGGATGGATCACCCATCGGCCGGTTCAAACTGGGGTTCATCTGCTCAAGGTGTAACCTTTGCTAACCTAACAGCTAACGTTACAGTATCGCTAGCCGGTGGTGTATCTGCCGATGCCCCTAACGATGGTAACCTCATGGTAGGGTTCTTAACATTTGCGAATGATGAACTTTACGATATCTCGCTAATTCCGGTAGGCGCAGTTTCTAATGCAGTAGCGAGTTATGTAATTACAAACATAGCTGAAGCTCGTAAAGATTGTGTAGTATTCGTATCCCCAGATCTAGACGATGTGTACAACAACGGTGGTTCAGAAGTAACAGATGTTACTGCATATCGCGATGCTCTTCCATCCTCATCCTACGCAGTAATGGATTCGGGCTGGAAATACCAGTACGACCGCTATAACGATGTATACCGCTGGATTCCTTTAAATGGTGACGTAGCAGGTACAGCAGTTCGTACTGATTATACCGCTGATCCTTGGTTCTCGCCAGCTGGTCTAAACCGCGGTCAGATTAAAAATTCAGTTAAGCTAGCCTGGTCGCCATCGAAAACTCAGCGGGATAGCTTATACAGAAAAGGGGTTAATCCGGTAGTTTCAATGCCTGGTCAGGGTACTGTTCTGTATGGTGATAAGACTCTGCTTGCTAAACCATCTGCGTTCGATAGAATAAATGTACGCAGACTGTTCATCACGATCGAGAAAGCAATTGCTTCGGCAGCTAAATTCCAGCTGTTCGAGTTCAATGATGCCTTTACTCGCGCGCAATTCCGTAATCTGGTAGAACCATTCCTTCGTGATGTACAAGGTCGCCGCGGTGTTACAGAATACAAGGTTGTGTGTGATGAAACAAACAACACAGGTGAAGTTATCGATAGAAACGAGTTTGTAGCTGACATTTATGTTAAGCCATCACGCTCGATTAACTTCATTAAGTTGAACTTCATTGCAACCAGATCTGGTATTGCATTCGAAGAAGTTGGCGCATAAGGGAGAGAATAGATGACTACATTTAACGTAGAGCGTTTTAAATCAGCTCTTACCAATGGTGGTGCTCGCCCTAACCAGTTTGCTGTACAGTTATCATACCCAACGTATGTAACTGGTCAAGCAACTGCCGTAGCGCGTTCACCGTTCTTAGTTTCAGTTGCAGAGCTACCAGGTCAGACAGTTAACCCAGCGGTCGTGCAGTATCGCGGCCGTGAGGTTAAATTTGTTGGCGATCGTATCTTCGCACCATGGACTATTACCGTTCTAAACGATTCAGAAATGTCCATTAGAAATGCTATAGAAGAATGGATGGGTGGAATGGAAGACTATGCTACTAAGACCGGCAGATTACAGCCAGCTCAGTATCAAAGAGATTTAGACGTATTCCAGCTAGATAGAAATGGTAACGTACTTAAGTCTTACAAGCTAGTTAACGCGTTCCCTGTAGACCTGTCGCCAGTGGCATTAGACTTTGGTGCTAACGATCAGATCTCACAGTTTACTGTTACCTGGCAGTATCAGCACTTCACCACGTCCACCACAACAGCTGGCGGTACAGTTGATTTCGCTGGTTTATTTAATAATCAATAAGTGAGTATTTAACTAGTTATGGCGATTACCTTATTTGGATTTACGATTGGTCGTGAAACCGATCAGACACAGCCGTCGAAGAAGCAAGAATTCATCACGCCTGTGTCTGATGACGGTGCGTCTACAGTAAATGCCGGGGGTTACTACGGCACTTACGTCGATATAGACGCTACAGCTAGAAATGAAGCAGATCTAATTTCCAGATATAGAGAGATTGCAAAGTATCCAGATTGTGATAACGCTATAGAAGAGATAGTCACAGAGGCAATCGCTGCTATCGACAGCGAGAACCCTGTGACTATCGATGTTGATAATCTTGAAATCCCGGACTCCATAAAAGAATCTATAAGAGAAGAATTTGATAAGATTCTTCAACTTCTAGATTTTAAAGATAAAGCCCATGACATTTTTAGAAGATGGTACGTAGACGGAAGACTGTACTATCAAAAATTAATTAATAGTTCAAAGCCTGTTGCAGGAATTTTAGAATTAAGATATATTGATCCTAAGAAAATTCGTAAAGTAAGGGAAGTTAAAAAAGATAAAGTTGACGATACAGGCGTCGAGCTTATTCAATCTGTTGACGAGTATTTTCTTTATAATGAAAAAGGTATGTCATATACTCCGGGTGCTGCTCCTGCTCAAACAAACACAGGAATAAAGATAAGCCCTGATGCAGTTACTTTTGTTCCTTCCGGTCTATTAGATCTTGACAGAAATATTATAAACGGATACCTTCATAAAGCTATTAAGCCTGTTAATCAGCTTAAGATGATGGCAGATTCGCTAGTAATATATCGTCTATCCCGCGCACCAGAAAGAAGAATCTTCTACATTGACGTTGGTAATCTGCCGAAGCAGAAAGCTGAACAATATATGAAAGATTTAATGACCAGATATAGAAATAAGATTGTTTATGATTCCACCACGGGTGAAATTAAAGATGACCGTAAGTTCATGACTATGTTAGAAGATTTCTGGTTACCAAGACGAGAAGGGGGAAGAGGTACTGAGATTAGTACTCTACCTGGAGGAGAGAATCTTGGTCAGATCGCAGATATTGAATACTTTCAGAATAAAGTATATCAATCGCTCAATGTACCTACATCAAGATTTCAAGAATCATCTGGTTTTAATTTCGGCAGACAGGCTGAAATTTCTAGAGATGAAATTAAATTTGCAAAGTTTATTTCTAGACTCCGTAGAAAATTTAATGCTCTGTTTGATGATCTTCTTAAGACACAATTGGTGCTTAAAAAAGTAATTAGATTAGATGAATGGGAAGAAATAAAACAAAGTATAAATTACAAGTATGCTCAAGATCAATATTATCAAGAAATGAAAGAAGCTGAGAATTTAAGAAATAGACTTGACGTATTGAATCAAATGTCTCCGTACGTTGGAGTATATTTCAGTCAAAGTTATGTTAAAAAGAATGTTCTTAAAATGACCGACGCGGAAATAGAAAGAATAGAAGCAGAAAATGAAGAACAGCCTCCAGTATCGCAACCAGGAATGCCGGGGTCTGAACAAGTAGCTGCTCTAAGCAGAGAAGTAAGATAAATAATATTAATGGGTGATTTATGTCAGATAAAGAATTAGTCAACAATTTAGTTAACAAAATTATTAACGGTGAAAATGCAGAGGCGCAGGAAGATGTCTATGCAATCCTTGCATCAAAATTAGACTCTGCGCTTAACGATAAGAAAATGGAAATAGCTCAAAACGTCTATTCCGCACCAGAAGAAGATACAGAGACCAGCGACCATGTCTAAAGATTTTTTCTCTTTTCGAAATCATATTACAGAAAAGACTCTTACCTCCGCCGAAAAAAAGAAGCGTGAAGAGGTAGCTAAAGCTATTGAGCGTGAAAACCCAGATATGCCCATGGGTATGAAGATGGCCATAGCTACAAAGACAGCTAAGCGTGTTGCTGAAGAATCAACCCAGATTGATGAACTAAAAAAATCGACCCTAACAAGTTATGTTAAGAAAGCTGTAGACCCTATATACGGAATTCCGAAAACTAAAACTAAACTCGCTCAGCGCTTAAAAGGCATTCAAAGAGCGCATGAAAGAATAGTAGGTAATAAACCTACCTCGAGTGTAAAAGAAGCCGTTGATGATGAAGGAGCCATGGCAAAAGGTCAGCTGATGCGCATGGTAAATCAGGCATCTGGCCTCGCAAGAATAATGAATGATGATACTCAGCTGGATGGTTGGGTACAGTCTAAGCTTACCATGGCTTCTGATTATTTAGATTCTGTTCACGACTTCTTAATGCACAGCAAACAAGATGTAGATGAAAAAGAAGAAGGTGAAAAAGAAGAAGGTGAGATAGAAGAAGCTAAAAAAACTAAGCTGTTCGGTGCAGCAAAAGTCTACGACCGCTGGGATAAACTAACTAGAAAAGAGACCGGGGAGACCCTAGCTCAAAGACAAGCATGGTACAAGAAAAACATCGAAGATACTTTAAAGCGCAAAAAAGATCTCGAAGATGCTGGTATTATCAGGAAAGAAGATGTTCATTACTGCGCTAAGCACGTTCGCTCAGCTCTTCTTGGTGACGGGGTTGTATTAGAAGCTCAGCACGCTGACCCTAATGACGAAGGTCAGGTTGAATGGTATATGGTAGAATTCAAAGACGGTATTCATAAGGTGTATACAGAGGATCTTGATATAATGCTTGCTGAATATCACGGTAACCACAAAAAGAAAAAGAGAATGAACGATGGCAGATAAACGCATTTTAAAAATTACAAAGCGTCAAGCAGCCGTTGCAATTGTAGGGTCTGGTAACGCCAATATCTCTATTTATGAGCTAGCTCACCCTGGCCCGAACGCTACAACTGATACTCAGATTGTTACCCCTGCAAACGTAGTTTTAACTATTACGGATATTGCTTACGATGTTGGTAATGCTGCTAATATTACCAGGGGTGGTAATTTAATTCTAGCGGTATCTGGCTCCGGTGAGTTTAACCTTACCGAAAAGATTGGCTGTGTACTAGGTGACCAAGCTAACGCTAACGTAGAAGTTAATTTAGGTGCCGCTCAAGGTACTATGATCATTCAGTTTACAAAAGGGAATGGTTATATCGATCGTAACCTTCAACACCAAGGCCCTGGAGTGGATCCATACTAATGAAACTAATTAAAGAAATTTCACAAGAGCTTAAGTATATTACTGAAGCTAAAGAGTCTGGTAAGAAAGGTATCTTTATTGAAGGTATCTTTATGCAGGCAGATAAAGACAACCGTAATGGCAGACGTTATCCAAAAGCAGTTATGGAAAGAGAAGTTAGCCGTTATCAAGATCTTATTAAAGAAAAAAGAGCATTAGGAGAGCTAGGTCATCCTCCTAATCCTCAAATTAATTTAAATAATGTTTCTCATCTTATTACTGAGTTAAAGTTCACAGGCAATGATGTTATTGGACGTGCCAAGGTATTAGACACTCCAATGGGAAAGATTGCTCAGAACTTTATTGAAGAAGGGGTGAGATTGGGAGTATCCTCGCGTGGTCTTGGCTCTTTAAAAGAAAAAGACGGTATCAACGAAGTACAGGATGATTTTCATCTTGCAACCGTAGATATTGTTGCCGACCCATCAGCCCCTGATGCTTTTGTTAATGGCATTATGGAATCAGCTGAATGGATTTTAGACAACGGGGTGTGGAAAGCCGTTGATGTTGAGTATGCGCAGAGAGCTATTAAGAAAGCGTCAAAACACAGTTTAAATGAAACAAAACTAAAGGTTTTCAATTCTTTCTTGAGAAGTATCAAGTAACTCAGCCATATAAATAATAACGTTAAACAAAAAACTCTTAGGAGAAATACGGATGTCAGTGGAAAGTAAAATTGCACAGTTGCTATCTGGAAAAGATAAGCAAAAACTGACTGAAGAATCTACTGAGAACCTTGCTGCAGGTGGAATGGCCGACACCGGCTCAAAAGCCGCTTCAAATGCTAAGAAGGATACTTCTAAAGCAGGTCAGGCAGCTACAGCTGGTGATACCACACAGCCTAAGCAGGGATCCTCACAAGACGCTTCTTTCACAACATCTGACGAAGATGACACTAATTTAGGTGCCAAGAATTCTTCTTCAGTATCAAAAGCACCAGTCCCAGCCACTAAAGGCGACGCTAAGTCAGTAAAAGTTCCAAACATGGAAGAAAAACAAGAACAAGATAATGCTATTTCCGAAAACGACGTTGATGTTTCAGCTCAGCTAAACTCAATTTTCGGAGAAGAACTATCTGAGGAATTCAAAGCGAAAGCTACTTCTATATTTGAAGCTGCTGTTATCGCTCGTGTTAATCACGAGATGGAAAAAGTAACTGCTAAATTAGAAGAAGCTAATGCAAACCAGCTTAAAGAATACACTGAGTCATTAGTTGAAAAAGTAGATTCATACCTCAACTATGTTGTTGAACAGTGGATGGATGAGAATGCATTAGCTGTTGAATCAGGTCTTCGTACCGAGATTGCAGAAGACTTCATTACCGGTATGAAAGAACTCTTCAAAGAACATTACATAGATATTCCTGAAGAGAAGTATGATGTACTTGCTGACCTTCAAGCTAAGAACGAAGAATTAAGCGCTAAGCTTGATGAAGCAATTGAAAAGAATGTCGAGACTTCAAAAGAACTTAGTTCTGTTAAAAAAGCTAGTATCTTCGAAGAGCAGACTAAAAATCTAACTTCTACTGAAGCACAAAAACTTAAAAAGTTAGTAGAAGGGGTCGATTTTGAATCAGAAGACCTGTATCGTGAAAAGCTTGCTGTAATTACGGAAAATTATTTCCCTACTCACACAGGTAAATCACCAGAGCAGGTTCTTGTTGAAGAAACCGCTATAAACAGCGCTAGCTCGTTTGAAAATAACACAACGGTTGATCAGTACGTGAGACATCTCTCGCGCGCTATCAAAACTCGATAACATATAAATATCTTAGAACTTCTAAAAAGGAGAAGGTAATGTACTTATCAGAACAACTTCAGACTAAGTGGGGCGCTGTCCTAGACCACGCAGATCTGCCAGAAATCAAAGACAGCTACAAGAAGTCTGTAACCGCAGTTCTTCTTGAAAACCAGGAGAAAGCACTTCGCGAAGAGCGTCAGATGCTTTCCGAAGTAGCACCAGCTAACAACTACGATTCAACCGCAGGTATTGATCGTTACGATCCAATCCTTATCGGTCTTGTTCGTCGTTCGATGCCTAACCTGATGGCTTACGACATCTGTGGCGTTCAGCCTATGACTGGTCCTACCGGTCTTATTTTTGCAATGCGTTCAGTATACGGTAACGTTCGTACTGATTCAGGCTTAACCGAAGCTCTCTTCAACGAAGCCGATACCGACTTCTCGTCATCTGGTTTCGATGCCGACTACGCCGGTACACCTAAGAACGGAACACATGCTGGTGATAACCCAGTAGATGGTTCTTACACTACTGGCAAAGGTATGTCCAATGCACAGGGTGAAGCTCTTGGTGACGCTTCTACTAATAACTTCGGTTCAATGGCATTCGCTATCGATAAGACCACGGTTACTGCTCGCACCCGTGCTCTGAAAGCTGAATACACCCTTGAACTTGCGCAGGACCTGAAAGCAGTTCATGGTCTTGATGCAGAGTCGGAACTTTCAAACATCCTGTCACAGGAAATTATGTTTGAAATTAACCGTGAAGTTGTTCGTACCATCTATACAGTTGCTAAAGCCGGTTCGCCTGCTACTGCAACAGCTGGTACCTTTAACCTTGACGTTGACTCCAACGGTCGCTGGTCGGTAGAACGCTTCAAAGGTCTTCTGTTCAACATCGAACGTGATGCCAACCACATCGGTCAGGATACCCGTCGTGGCAAAGGTAACTTCATCGTCTGTTCTGCAGACGTTGCAAGCGCCTTAGCAATGGCTGGTGTACTTGACTATGCACCCGCTCTTTCAACCAACCTGAACGTAGATGATACTGGTAATACTTTTGCCGGTGTTCTGAACGGTCGCTTCAAAGTATATGTAGATCCATATTCTGCAAACCTTGGTGCAGCCTCGCAGTTCTACGTAGTTGGTTACAAAGGTACTTCGCCTTATGACGCAGGTATCTTCTACTGTCCTTACGTACCTCTCCAGATGGTTCGTGCAGTAGATCCAAGTAGCTTCCAGCCAAAGATTGGCTTCAAGACTCGCTACGGTATGATTGCTAACCCGTACGTTACAACTACTGGTGGAAGCGCTGCTGCCGATGGTGATACATTTACAGCAAACCGCAACCAGTACTATCGCCGTACCAAAGTTGTAAACCTGATGTAATTGAACCACCAATTAAGAGTGGTATTAGGGGGAGCTAAGCTCCCCCTATTTTTATGAGATAAATAATGATATGTACACATCTAATCTTTCAGAATTAAAGTCGACTGTAACATCTCCTTCTGTTGCAGTCCATAACTTTCTAAGACCTAACGGTTTTAGATTAGTTATAAAAGACCTCCCTAAAGTTTCTTATACTTGCCAGGCTGCTAACCTACCTGGTATTCAGTTAGGTTTCATTAACCAACCTACACCTTTTATTGATAGACCAATTATCGGTGACAAGCTCATGTACACCGATTTAACTATTAAATTTATTATTGCAGAAGATCTAAGCAATTACGTTGAGCTATATGAATGGGTTACAGCATTAGGGTTTCCTAACAATTATGCTGAATTTAAAAACTTTGCAAATGAAAGACTTAATAGATTTCCCTTTAAAGCTGGTTCATCTAATAATGAAGTTTTGGGATATTCAGACGGAACTTTGACCATTTTAGATAGCAATAATAATGCTAAAACTAATATAATACTCAAAGACTTATTCCCTATATCAGTAGAGCCTTTGGATTTCGATACTACTACTGCGGGTGGTTCTTTAGAGTATCTAACCTCAAGAGCAACTTTTAAGTTCAGAACGTTAACAATTGAAACATTATAATTAACCTTGGAGTAGATCATGCAAAACCAAACTCGCCAGATTAGTCTGGAAGAAATCCGCAAGAATAAATTCTTTATCGCAACCCCCTGCTATGGTGGTCAATTGATGGAGCCTTATTTTAGGTCTACCATCAGAATGATGACCTTTTTCAACCAGCATCAAATTCCTCTAGCATTCGGTACAATTGCTAACGAGTCTCTAGTTACTAGAGCCCGTAACGTACTACTAGCGTATTTCCTTAATTCAGATTATACACATCTTCTCTTTATTGACGCAGATATCGAGTTTAGTGTAGAGGATGTGTTGAAGCTCTACGCAGCAGATAAAGAAGTGGCTGTAGGGGCGTATCCTAAGAAAGGAGTTGCCTGGAATCGTATTCGTCAAAATATGCACACTACTCCTCTCGACCAACCGCTTACAGATAAAGAAATAGCAGCTCACGGTTCTGACTACGCTGTTAACTTTAAATTTACTAATCGTGAAACCAAATCAATCGCTGTAGAGAATGGTCTTGTTAAATTACACGACGCAGGCACCGGTTTCATGATGATCAAGCGAGACGCTATTCTAAAGCTGATTCGCGCTTACCCGGAAATTAAGTACAACAACGATGTAGTAATCAATAACGGCGATCTTAAAGATAATTTCTATGCGCTATTTGATACTATGATTGACCCGGTAGATCGTCGATACCTTTCAGAAGATTATACGTTCTGTCGTCGCTGGCAGGATATTGGCGGTGATATCTGGTTAGATCCTACTATTTCTCTAAACCATTACGGTCATTTCTGCTTCCAGGGTAACCCGCAAGCGATCATTAACTGGGAAAAACCACAACAACAACAACCGGTACCACAAGAAGTAAAAACGATTGATCTTCCTGACTAAGTAGATTAATCTTATATTATGAAATTAACTGATATCACCGATCAATGGGCTATTGATTCGGCCATTGATGAGTTGAACCTTGGTAGAGAAGCAACTAAGGTTCCAACTTTACACGCCAAGTATCTGACTCTGTTATCTAAAGCTAAGTTACAGCTTAGAAAAGCAGAGTCAGATTATCTACGTACTCGCAAGATAAAGTATCGTTACTATCGAGGCGAACTAACTCAAGAAGAACTTCAAGCGATGGACTGGTTGCAGTACCAAGGCAATAAACCTCTCAAAGCTGAGATGGATGAATTCTTGCAAAGCGATACTGACCTGGTAGAGCTAGTCGACAAAGTCGAGTATTTTAAAACTGTAATTTATACGCTTGAGCAAATTATACGCTCGATAAATTCTAGAACTTGGGATATTAAGTCAGCAATAGAATATACTAAGTTTACTAATGGTGCATTTTAGTGTCTGTAAAAATAATTAAGCGCGATGAAGTCTATATGAAAGTTTTGTGCGAGATGTCTATCGCACAAGAGATTTCTGAGCACTTTACTTTTGAAGTACCTGGTGCGAAATTTACACCTATGTATCGCAACAAAATGTGGGATGGTAAACTTCGACTATACTCATTAGTGACAAAAGAGCTGTATGTCGGTCTTCTTCCTTACTTAAAGCATTTTTGTGAAGTAAATAACTACCCTATCGATAGTACAGATCTTCCGACTAAAGATACTGATGTTACTTACGATCAAGTTGCTGAGTTTTGCAGCAATCTAAATCTAGGATCAGGAGGTAACCCTCTTCTGATTCGCGACTATCAAATAGAGGCAGTATACAAAGCTATTTGTGATGAAAGACGCTTGCTACTATCTCCAACAGGGTCTGGTAAATCTCTAATAATCTATTGTCTACTTAGATGGTACGAACAATTTGAAAAGAGACAGCTTATCCTGGTACCTACTACGTCACTAGTTGAACAAATGTATTCTGACTTTCAGGATTATTCCTGCTTAAATGGTTGGGATGTAATTACTAACTGCCATCGAATATATTCGGGTCATGAAAAGATAACGGATCTGCCAATTGTAATATCTACTTGGCAATCGGTTTATGAATTGCCTAAGAAATGGTTTGAGGTATTCGATGTCGTCGTAGGTGATGAAAGTCATACTTTCAAAGCAAAGTCTCTTACCAGTATCATGGGTAAGTTAACTAAAGCTCAATACAGGATAGGTACAACCGGTACGCTAGACGGCACTAAGACTCACAAGCTAGTTTTAGAAGGTATGTTCGGTCAAGTGTATCATGTTACTACAACAAGAGAGTTAATTGATAAAGATCAACTTGCAGATATAAAAATATTTTGCTTAGTATTGTCTTACTCACCAGAAATAAGAAAACAAAACTCCAAACTTAAATATCAGGAAGAGGTAGACTTTCTACTACAATACGAAGCAAGAAATAAGTTTATAAGAAACCTTGCTACCTCTCAGCAAGGTAACACACTGGTACTGTTTCAGTATGTTGAGAAGCACGGTAAGCTATTACATGATATGATATCTAAGAAAGCTGAAAATCGAAAAGTATTTTTTGTATCAGGTGCTACTGAAACTGAGTCAAGAGAACAAATAAGAAAGATTATAGAGAAAGAAACTGATGCTATAATTGTCGCATCATATGGTACTTATAGTACGGGTATAAATATAAAAAACCTTCATAATATTATATTTGCATCCTCTGGTAAATCAAGAATTAGAAATCTTCAGTCTATCGGCCGAGGGCTGAGAAAAGGTGATCAGAAAGAGCAATGCAAGCTTTACGATATTGGTGATGATATGGAATGGAAAGGTAGAAAAAACTATACCTTGCTTCATATGATCGAAAGAATTAAAATCTACAACGATGAAAAATTCGATTACAATACTGTAAAGGTAGATATCTAATGTATAATAGAATAATTAAACTCATAAGCGGTGATGAGCTTTTAGCACAAATTGCTGAGGATATTTTTTATTTTGAAGATTCAGAACTAGTTGAACTTCATCACCCTATGCTCGTTAATTATTATAGAACTGCTGATAAAAATGGCAGAGTATATCAAGGTTGTTCTATAAACCCGTGGATTAATATGACTGATGATAGTATAATACACATCAAAGGTAGTTCTATTCTTGCTGTTGCAAGGCTATCTCAAGAAGCTTCTAATAAGTACGAAGAATATATTAGAATGGTAGGCAAAGAAGATTCCGAAGAATATTCTTATCTAAACGAACTCATGGACTATATTAGTAATGCAGATGATGAAGAAGAAAGCGAAGTCGCAGAAAAGCCAACAATCCATTGAGCTTAGAAATGCTCACTACGTTGATAATAAAAAATTTCTCGAAGCTTTAATTGAGTATAGAGCTCAAGTTGCAGATGCAGCTGCCAAGGGTTTGCCCAAACCTAAAGTAAGTAACTACATAGGCGATTGCTTCATTAAGATAGCAACTCACCTTTCTTATAAGGGTAATTTTATTAACTATACTTTTAAAGATGATATGATATCTGACGGTATAGAAAATTGCTTATCTGCAGTCGATAAATTTGACCCTACGAGATTTTCAAACCCCTTTGCTTACTACACTCAGATAACTTTTTTTGCATTCGTAAGAAGAATTCAGAAAGAAAAAAAGTATCAGGCAACTAAATATAGGTTACTAGATAATATTGATATCGATCAAATTGTCTCGCAAGCAGAAGATAATGAAGAATTTGTAAATTATCTTTTGGAGCTAGTAAAGAAACATAATGATACTATCGAACCAGAACGCAAGATGATTAAGCAGCGTGAAAAAAAGGTTGATAGTTACGATGAATCGGATAATTCAGATATGGAGTAGTGGATTTTCTGATTGTTATAATTTATAATGTGCAGGTGATAGGTGCCCTTCCACCTATTAACAAAACTAGGAGCATAAATGTCCAAGATAAAAATAGCAGAACTGTTTTACTCTATTCAGGGTGAAGGGCGGTACATGGGCGTACCGTCTGTGTTTCTCCGTACCTTCGGTTGTAACTTTACTTGCTCAGGCTTCGGTATGCCTATAGGTGAAGTTTCTACTGAGCGTGATATAATCGCTACCGATGCAAAGTCTTTCAAAAAATACGAAGAGTTACCTTTAGTCTCTACAGGATGTGATTCTTACGCATCTTGGGACGTAAGGTTTAAACATCTTTCACCGATGCTGTCGGTTGAAACTATCGTAGAAAAGATTATACAATTACTTCCCCATGGTGTATGGGATGGAGAGCATTTAGTTATAACTGGTGGGGAACCACTTCTCGGGTGGCAACGAGCTTACCCGGCTTTGTTAGAAAACGAAAAGATGATGACGTTGACAGATGTCACTTTTGAAACTAACGGAACACAAGTAATTACTGAAGAACTTGAGCGTTCACTTTACGGTTTTAAATGGGATGGTATCACATTTTCCGTATCACCTAAACTACCGGTCTCAGGTGAAAAATGGGAAGATGCTATTCTACCGGATATCGTAGCATCTTATGAAGAGGTAGGGTATACTTATCTTAAGTTTGTGGTAGCAACAAAAGAAGATGCAGAGGATGCCGAGAAAGCTGTTAAACTATACAGGCAAGCTGGGTTTAAAGGTCCTGTATACTTGATGCCCGTAGGTGGTGTGGAATCAGTATATCATCTCAATAATCGAACAGTAGCTGAGATGGCTATGAAGAGAGGATGGAGATATTCAGATAGATTGCAGGTTCCTCTTTTCAAAAACGAGTGGGGAACTTAATTAACTAAGGAGTAAAGTATGTCGTTTCAAAAAGGTAAAACCGATGCCGAGCTCGGTTATAAAGTGGAAGAGTATTTAAAATCGAAAGGGGTTCATACCCCTACGCTGATTGATCCTCTTCTTAAGAAAGAAGAATGGAAGATTAAAAAGATCGAAAAATATTTTACATCTATTATGGAAACTTTGGGTTTAGATCTTCAAGATGATTCTCTTATTGATACCCCTAAACGTGTTGCAAAGATGTATGTAAATGAAATTTTCTGGGGGTTGAAACCAGATAATTTTCCTAAGGTAACTGTAATTCAGAATAAGATGGGTTACGATGAGATGGTAATTGAAAAAGACATTACATTAATGTCTAACTGCGAACATCATTTTGTAACTATTGACGGTAAAGCCCATATAGCATATATTCCTAAAGATAAAGTTCTCGGTTTGTCTAAGCTTAATCGTATCGTTGAATATTTTGCTCGACGACCGCAGGTCCAAGAACGCATTGCTGAGCAAGTATATCATTCTCTTGCATTTATTCTTGGTACTGAGGATATTGCAGTTGTTATTGAAGGGGTTCATTATTGTGTAAAGTCGAGAGGGGTGGAAGATCATTCCTCTTATACTTACACTGCTAAGCTGGGTGGGTGTTTTAGAACTGAACCTGAAGCCCGTGCTGAGTTTATGTCTTTAATTAAACGCTAATATGACCTGGTATAATAATTCAGAAGGTAGATACGGTACTAACGGAGCCAAAGGGGACGAGGGTGAAGAGATTGTTCGTATTTACTGTGAGCATAATAAGCTTAATTACGAACACAAAGTAGATCCTAACAGTCAAGTTAATTTAAAGATTGACTTTATTATTAATGGTGTACCGGTAGATGTAAAGTCCAATTATTTTAAAGGTTACCTTGGTGTTGAACTTTATAATAAAAGACGTGAAAATGTTGGGTGGATATATTCATCTGCAGCAAAAGAAATTTATGGTGTAGATACTGAAACAAAATCCATCTACCGTTATAAAGTTAATGATATGATAGATTATATACGGGCAAATTTATCTAGGAAAAAACCTAATAAATTTGGTGATTTATTGTTGTGGGTCCCAGTAAAAACAGAGATAATTGAGCAATTACAATGAAAATTTCACATGAATCCCCTCTATCGATGCTCGAACATTCGAGAGTGTATAATGACTATGATTATTGTTTAGTACACCTTCTAGATGAAATACCACAATATCATGAGTTCTTTGTTGATTCTCTTAAAATGGGTCGAGAGGTTATTTTAGATAACTCGATATTCGAATTAGGAACTGCATTCGATATGAATAAGTATGCAGAGTGGGTTAAGAAACTAGTTCCAACCGAATATATTCTTCCAGATGCGTTAGAAGATAGTATCTCTACTATTACTAATGCGGTTAAATGGAAGACTACTTATGCAGATAGTATTCCACAGCAATGTAAAAGTATTGGAGTGGCTCAGGGTAGATCATATGAAGAAATTGTTGGCTGTTATCGGTATCTAGATGAAATAATCAACGTAGATAAGTTGGCTATTTCTTTTGATTATTCTTATTATCAAAAAGTATTTCCACACCCTAATAAGTGGGTATCATTTGCGCTAGGCCGAGTTCATGTACTGAGTAGGATGTTGGAAGAAGGTATTATAAATCAAAGTAAACCACATCATCTGTTAGGTTGTTCTCTTCCTATTGAATTCCTATTTTATCGTAACGGGTTTGATTGGATAGAATCAGTCGATACATCTAACCCTATAGTACATGGTCTAAAAAATATAATGTATGAATCTACCGGTCTGATGACTAAAGAATCTACCAAGCTGGTTAACCTTATTAATGCTCAACCTGATAATATTTCTTCTGATATTATTGACTTGAATATTGATGTGTTTAGACAAATTGTAACAGGAGATTATGAGTGAAATGGATTGCATTTTTTAGTCAGACCGGTTCTGAGATTGTTCAGTTATCCCAATCTTTAAACAAAGTACCGGATTTAATTGCTACTAATAATTACGAGACGACATTAAAAATTAACCCTAAGCTTAGAATGATTGGTGCGCCGATTCAGTATGGCAGTCACGATATGCTGATGACCTTCTTACGAGAACAGACCCTTTGGCGACCCTGTGATACTATAATTACCCTGCATGGATATCTTCGACTTGTACCACAAGACGTTTGTGAAATGTATGAGATTTATAATGGCCACCCTGCAGCTATTGATATCTACCCAGAACTCAAAGGTAAGGACCCGCAAGTAAGAACATGGGAGGGTAAATATAATACTCTGGGATCAGTAGTTCATAGAGTAATACCTGAAGTAGATGCTGGTGAGATTTATACTAAGAAGCACCAAAAGAATCTGGCAAAAAACTTAGATGAAGTATATGGAACTTTAAAGGAATTGTCATTACAATCGTGGACACAATTCATGAGGATGAGAACTAATGCGCATTGGAATAA